AAAAAGAAATTAAAAAAGAAGCACCTCCTAAATCTGAAATCAAAGAAGTTAAAGAAGAAAAGGAAATAGTAGAAACTGAGGAAAAAAAGCAAGACATAAAAGATTGGCTTCAAAAGGCCGAACAGGATGCGTGGAAGCGTCTTGAAAGTCGCAAAGGCCGAATGTTGGCTGGTTTACCGATGGATGACCTTGTAGATTATGCAATTATCGGTGCGTCAAAATTAGCCAGGGCTACTTTAAATTTTGCCGAATTCAGTAAATCAATGCTTGATGATATTGCTAAACGTTTTGGAGATGAGAGTGCTAATTTAGTTAAAAAGTTTATGCCAGCCATTTATGCACAATCACAGGCAATGCTGGAGATGACACCTGATGAAGTTGATGAAATGATTTCTTCAGCCCAAAAAGAAACAAAAGAAAATATTCCTGAAGAACCGCAAATCGAAAAAGAAAAGGAAATAACAAAAACCGAAGAAAAAAAGCCGCGTAAATCAGTTATAAAAAATGTAATTGTATCTGTATCCAAGATGAGAAATAAAATTACCGGTGAAGAATTGCCAAGCCAGGTGAAATTACAAAGTCCTTATCATCCTGAAATAAAAGAAGGGGCAAGAAAATTAAAAGGTAAATGGTCTGATGAAAAAAAAGCCTGGTATTTCGACGCCCGGGATGAGGAAGCGATTAGGCAATTAACTCAGGATGTATATGGCACAAGAGGTGAGGGCGAAGAAGTACCAATTGCTGATATTGTTATCAAGATGGATGATGTTAAAAATAAAATTTCTGGAGGACAACTTTTTCTTTTAGGCCGGAAGATAGCTTCCCGTGGACAGAGGAATTGGAAAGTAAAACTAGGGGAAGGGGTAATTATCAAAGAAGGTGGTTTTCCGTCAAGTGGAGGCAGTGTACGTTATCCAGAACTTAATCCAGAGGCGGGTACTGTTTTGGAAATGCGGAATGTACCGGTAAGTTTATTGGAAAAAGCTAATTATCCATTTGAAGTTATTACTGAGGTAAAGAAAAAAACGGAAGTAGAAAAACCGGAAACAAAAAAAACAATCGTTAAACCAGAGAAAGAAAAACTAGAGATAAGGGAAGAAAAACCAGAAGGAGAAGCAGAAACCCAAAAAACTGAAGCAAGGAAAATAGAACTAGAACCATATATTGAAAGCAATAATAAACCGACTATAAGACAGGTTTTTACTTTGGATAATACTTACGTAGTTTTCGGGAATGAATGTATCGGCTCAGGTTTATTATTATTTAGAAAAGACGCTCTTTCTAAAAACATTCTTAATAAATTTAACACATTTTTTGAAAAAACGATTAAGAAAATTAATATTACACCAGAAGCAGTAGATGATACATATAAAAAAGCTACAGAAAAAAATATGGGGCCAAAATTAATTCCAATTGGTATGTATAGTAACGGTAAAGTTATTGTTCTTGCTACCGAAAGAGGCAGTGGCTTTACAAAAATACCTGTAGTTTCTATTAATAAAATTCTGTATGATTTTGTTAGTAATGTATTATCAGCAAATATTTATTATGGTGGAAATCAAAGAGAAGCACAATTTATAGTTCGTAAAACTGATAATGAATTATTAGGTATTGTTATGCCAACGGTAAACAGTGTATTAATGGGAGCTACTCCAGATGATATATACACGGGAGGTAAAAAAATTGTACAGCCTGTTGGAGAGCGACGAGAAGATACTGAAAGACCCAGTGAGCGAGAAGTGGAAGGCCGAGGCAAGAGAACAATGGAAGAAGGCGCAGCCGGACACGTACCGGCAACTGGAGAGGGAGGGGAAACTAGAGGAAAACCTGAACCAGGCAGTATTAAACGCGAGGAAGGCGAGAAGCGACCTATACATCCAACTGAAACAAAACGTGAAGAACGTGAAGAACCCGTTGGAGAAGGCGGGACTACTCCATATGAACGACCTCATCGCGAAGGAGCAGGCGAAGAGCGACTTTCTGTACCTACCGTACCTACCAGAGAAAATTATTTAATTACCGAAGAAGATGAAAAATTATTTACTAGGAGAGAGACGGAATCAAAAGACGAAGATATTTTAAAAAGAGTATATAGCAATATTGAAGCAATAAAAACATTGAAAAACCTTGAGTCAACCGACCATATGGCCACCTTGGAAGAACAAAAAAACATGATTATGTTCAGTGGTTGGGGCAGATGTAAAAAAGTTTTTGATTATTACCGATATGGCGGTAAGCATTGGAGAGAAGCATATTATAAACTAGAAGATATATTAACCAGCGAAGAACGTAATGCGGCCAGCAGGACTACCCAATATGCTCATTATACTTCACCAGAAGTAGTTAAAGAAATGTGGCGGGCAGTAGAGTATTTTGGTTTTGAGAACGGCAGGATTTTAGAACCTTCCATGGGTATTGGGTATTTCTTTGGCCTCATGCCCTCTGAAATAATGGCTAACAGTCAATTAGCAGGTATTGAAATTGACCCGATGCCTGGAAAAATGGCCAAATATCTCTATCCTAAAGCAAATATTCAGGTAAAAGGTTTTGAAGAAACAAACTATCCTGATAATTTCTTTGACCTTGCTATATCAAATATTCCTTTTGACGCAGCTATTGCCGACCCTAAATATCCCCGTTCCTTTTATAAAAGTCATAAATATTTCTTTGCCAAGGCAATTGATAAAATTCGCCCCGGTGGTCTAATCATGTTTATTACTTCAACTGGAACAACGGATACTCGTGAGAATATAGATATTAGAAAATATATTAACGAAAGAGCAGATTTAATTGGTGCAATAAGACTTCCAGCCAGAACATTTAAAGAAATTGCCGAAACAGAAGTGGCTACAGATATTGTTGTGCTGAAAAAGAAATTCCCTGGAAAGGAAACTACTGGTGAAAAATGGTTGGAAAGTAAGGAAAGTGGTTTATTAAGCAAAGAAGATAATAAACCTATGTATTTAAATGAATACTTTGTAAAACACTCCGAAATGGTACTTGGGAAATTAATAGAAGATAAAGTATGGCCGGGACGTATTGGTGTAGAACCAACCGATAGACCGCTTGCCGAAGCATTGAGAGAAGCTTTTAAAAGATTACCGGCAAATGTTTACGAGAAAACTGAGATAAAAGAAGAACCGATGGTAGATAGAGAAATTGCCGAAGGAAAACCGGAAATAGTTAACGGTACTTTCACTATTCAGGATGATAAGGTATACCAGGTTATTAACAATGAATTGGTCCGGATAGAAAAAGACGAGGCTAAATTAAAAGGATTGATTAACGTTCGTGATGCCGTTATTGAAGTGTTTAATATTCAATATATTGGTGGTTCTGATGAAGCGTTAAAAGAAGCGCAAACAAAGTTAAATAAAACTTATGATGAATTTGTCAAGAAATACGGTAACTTGTATAAAAACTTAAAAATATTTGCAGGAGACCCTAATATTTATTTGCTCGATACTTTAGAAGAATTGCAGTTTGAAGGCAAAAAAGTTACCAGCGTTAAAAAATCCGATATTTTTACCGAACGTACAATTAGAGGGCTAGAGAGGGAATTTAAAGCTGACACGCCAAAAGAAGCTTTACTTATTTCACTCAATGAAAAAGGCAGAATTGATTGGGAACGAATATCCTCTCTTGTAAATAAAACAGAGGAAGAAGTGCAAAAAGAATTAGAAGGTCTTGTTTTTAAAAATCCTGAAGGTGATTGGGAAACGGTAGACCAATATCTTTCAGGCAATGTCAGGAGAAAATTAGCGGTTGCTGAAGAAGCGGCTAAATTTGAACCTTCCTATCAAAAAAATGTTGAAGCATTGAAGGAAATTCAACCTAGAGACCTCCAACCGCAAGAGATAAAAGCCACCCTCGGAGTTCCCTGGATAGATATAAAATTTATTGATGATTTTATCAATAATCATATTTTAGATGCTCATGAGGGCGTGGAAATAAGTAAAGATATAATTACGGGTAGATGGAAAGTAAGTATAGTTAAAAGTTGGGTAAAAACTGATACAGCTAATATTTATGAATGGGGCACAAAAGCATATCCGGCAACAAAACTATTGGAAAGTAGTTTAAATAAAAAAATGCCGGTAGTTTATAAAACGGTTTATGACCAATGGGGCAAAGAAACAAAAGTTATAAACAAAGAAGAAACAACAATAGCCAGAGAGAAACAAATATTACTGGAAGAAGAATTTAATCGCTGGTTCTGGTCAGATATTGACCGCGCCAATTCTATGGCGGAAAAATATAATACGATTTTCAACAATCTTCGTCATATATCATATGATGGAAGCCATATGAATTTTCCAGGGATGAGCACAAAAATTAAACTTAATCCTCACCAGGCTAATACTGTCTGGCGTATAATTTCTTCTCCAAACAATACTCTCATAGCGCATGGCGTCGGTAAGGGTAAAAGTTTTATCATGGCAGCGGCAACTATGGAATTACGACGGTTGGGTATAGCTAAGAAAACTATGCACGTTGTTCCTAAAGGCACTATTGAACAATATCCGAATCAATTTAAAACACTCTACCCGCAGGCAAAAATTCTTGTCCTGACCAGTAAAGAGCTTCCCGGTGTTTTCGATGAAAAAAAGAAGGAGGGCGAGAGTGTTGAAGTTTATGAGAAAAGAAGAAAGGAACACGAATTAAAACGTAAATCCGCCCTCAATCGTATTGCAGTTAACAATTGGGATGTTGTAATAACTACTCCTGAAATATTTACCAGATTACCTGTATCGCCCGAATGGGAAAGAAGTTTCATTGAACGGGAAGTGGCTGATTTACGAGCTAGCCTTATAGAAGCGAGAAAAGCAAGAGACTATTCTAAAATGGCTAGAAGAACAATTGCTCAATTAGAGAAAAAAATACAAAACTTTGAAGTAAAATTAAAATTAGATATAAACGAGATAAAGAAATCTCAGGTAATGCCTTTTGAGGAATTGGGTATTGATTATCTATTTGTTGATGAAGCGCACGCTTACAAGAGACTTCATGTAACTACAGGAATGACTAGAGTTGGAGGAATTCCTACCGGAGAATCAAAACGTGCTCTAGATATGTTTATAAAAACACAATGGATAACAAAATTGAATAACGGTAAAGGGATAATATTTTCAACTGGTACTCCTCTAACCAATACTATGGCAGAAATGTATAATTTACAACGTTTCCTTGGTCTAGACGCTTTAAAAGAAACAGAAATATCTAATTTTGATGATTGGGCTGCTATGTTTGGAAAAATAGAAACAAAACCTGAAATATCTCCCGACGGAAGGACTTATCAAGAAAAAAATAGCTTTAGAAGGTTTATAAACCTGCCTGAATTACTTAAACAGTTTCATAGTTTTGCCGATGTTGTTTTAAATGAAGTAGGAGACCCGGGAGTACCAAAACTAAAGAATGATAAAAGAACAATTATAACCGTTGACCCTTCACCAGAACAGGAAGTACTTATTGAAAATATTGTTAAGAGATTTGAAAAATTTAAAACAGGTGATTATGACCCCAAGATAGATAATCCATTGAAAGCGTGTGTTGATGGCCAGAAAATAGCCCTTGACCCTCGTCTTATTAATCCGAAAATTCCAGAATTCCCAGGCAGTAAGGTTAATTTTGCCGTTGCCAATGTATTTGAAGTATGGAAAAAAACTAAACAGAACAGAAGCACCCAACTTGTCTTTTTAGACCTTTCTGTTCCCAAAAATAAAGAAGATTTTATAGTCAGCGATGAAATGGAGACAGAAGATTTACCGCCTGAAGCGGAAGAAAATGTTGTTATCTATAGGGATATTAAAAAGAAACTTATGGGAATGGGAATACCGGAAGAAGAAATTGCTTTTATTCATGAGTTTAACACTCCTGCTAAAAAGAATACGTTGCACGGCAAGATGAACAACGGCCATATTCGTATTCTTATCGGTTCTACCGGAAAAATGGGATTGGGACTTAATATTCAAAAGAAACTGGCTGCTCTCCATCATATAGATTGCCCTTGGAGACCAGATGAATTAGAACAGAGAGAGGGCAGAATTTTACGTCCGGGAAATGAAAATAAAGAAGTAGAAATTTTTGTTTATGGAACAAAACGCTCTCTCGATACAATGCGCTGGAATAAAGTTGAACAAAAAAGCACCTTTATAAGACAGGCTTTAACGGCAGGCGAAGATACGCGGGAAATGGAAGATATTGATGAAGTCTTGTTAAGTTATGCGGAAATAAAAGCTGCCGTTTCTGGCAATCCACTAGTGGAAGAAAAGTTTAAAGTTGATGCCGATACTGCCCGCTTGCAATTGCTTTACAATAAACATCTCAGTAATAGAAGGCAGATGGTCATTGATAAAGGCAACCTGGAAGAAGAATTGGATAAACTTACGAAATATCAGGAAGCTCTGGAAAAAGATTTAGCCAGAAAAAAAGATATAAACGGCGATAAATTTTCCATAGAGATTTCAGGAAAAACTTATACAGATAAAAAAGAGGCCAATGAAGCCATAGAAAAAGCTTTTGAACAAATAAAACCTCGTTCAGATATGCCGGTAGTTAGTAAAAAAATAGGGAATATTGCCGGTCTTGAATTAAGTATTGTTAAAACAATGATATTAACAGAAACATTGGGTCTTAGAAGTGGAATTATAACTAATGGATTTGAAATATCAGATAATACCAGGTTTTATAGAAAAGAAGGCAAGGATAATGTAACTATTTTAATAAGAACGGTCAATTCGTTAGATAATTTTTTAACCGATACAAAAGAGCAGATAAAAAATATTTTAAATAAAATAAAAAAACTTGATATAGAGTATGACAAAGAATTTGAACACAAAGAAAAACTGAATGAACTTCGTGTCAGACAGAGAGAAATTAATACACAACTTGGTATTGAAAAATATGAGATAGAAACAGAGATAGATATTCCTTCGGAAGATGAAGTTTATGGCCTTTCAGGGTTAAATGAATTAAAAAATAAGAGCGATATTGCTCTATCTAATCGTGTTAAAGGATTGCCTCGTGAAGATAATATTTATGGCTTGCCTCTTTTTGTTCCTCAAAAAACCTCAGTAAAACAGATTGCCAGAGGATTAAAAGTAGCCGTAGATAAAGGAATATTCAAGAAAAATACAGTTGTTGTTGACGTAGGCGGAGGTCTTTATGAGGAAGAAACAAAATATCTAACCGATAACAATATTACAAATTTAGTCTATGACCCTTACGCCAGAACGGAAGAAAACAATGCAGCCGTTTTGGAGAGGGTTAAGGTTAATGGTGGAGCAGATAACGTTGCCTTGAATAATGTTTTGAATGTTATTCAAAAGGCCGAAGAAAAGACAGATGTACTTAGATTTTCTTATGGGTTGCTGAAAAATAACGGCCAGATGATAATTACCGTCTATGAAGGAAATAAGAGCGGCAGAGGAGCAGTAAGGGAATTTAAAGACGGTACTTATACTTGGCAAGAGAATAGATTGATTGATAGTTACGAAGATGAAATAAGAAAAGCGCTTCCAGAGGCAAAAATTGAAAAGAAATACAATGCTTTTATTGTAACCAAACCAGAAAATGAAGTTGATTACAGTATTTATAAACTGGCAAAAAAGAAAAAAATAAAAACTAAACCTATTCCCGTCAATCCTAGAGAAGAAAATCCTAGTAAACTTTCTCCAAAAGCAACCAGGGAGATAGTTTCAAAACTAACTCCATTAATAAATACAGTTGCCAGAAAAACCCGTATGGGAAGAAAATTTTCCAGGTTGAAAGGGGCATACGAAAAACATCCTCACGCAATCAGAATAAGAAAAGCTTACCTGGGTGAATGGCGAACAGTAGGCCATGAATTGGGACATGCCTTCTATTTTGCTCTTGGAATAGAACCCGATGCAAACGAGATGACAAATATATTTTCCTACTTTTACCCTGAAGGAAAGGTGGCTGAAGGAAAAGAAATTCCCGAAGGTTTTGCCGAATTCTTTATGCTTTGGTTTGCCGATAATGCAAAAGCGAGAGAATTAGCCCCTAATACAACTGATATTTTAGAGGGGATATTGTACGCCAATCCTAGGATTAAGGAAGTGTTTGACGAATGTATGGCTATAGCGGAAAGTGATTTGACCGGCGAAACATTGTTGGATAGACCTGATGGATTGACTATTCGCAGGGGCGAGAGGGTAATGTCTACTGGGGAATATAGAGTTCCCTGGTGGAAACGGACAACCTTTTGGTTTGCAGATGGGTCTATACCTTTAAAGGATTTATTTAAAGAGGCTTTTGGCTTGAGTGAAAATTGGAGAGGAAAAAAGGGACTTGACCCAGCAAAACTTTATGCCCTTCATGGTATGTCCAACGAAAGAGCCACTCAATTATTTATAGGAAGGCCAAGGTTTAAATATGGCAATTTTGTCCTGCCAGGTAAACGTTCTTTGCAGGCAATTCTTATAGAAGCAGATAAAATGATGCCTAATGCTATGTATTGGTTTAATAAGATAGCCAAACATATGCGTTATCTTGAAAGGGGCGAGAGAGGTTTTCCCATACCTCTACCCATAGAAGAATTTAGAAATTCAGTTAATGAAGCAAGAGAAAAGTATCCTGAGTTGGTGAAATTAATAGAAGAATATATGTCAAACTTGAGCGAGATTAACCTTCGCCTTCTTGTGGCCGCCGATGTAATTACTGAAAAGACAGCAGAAATAATAAGAGCTGGGTCTAAGTATTATATTCCCCTCTATCATCCAGAAGGAGGAATAGTTGGTGGAACTGCTAATCCTTTACGCAGCAGCGGCCCTGGAGTTACAAGATATAAAGGACATACTACCCAGACATACGATGTTATAGAAGCAACGTTAATGAGATTGAGGGATACTGTTGAATGTATAGAAATGAATGGAATGACGAGAGCTGTTGAGGAAAGTCTTCATCAACCCAACATGGGAAAATTCGGCGTATTTACAGAACGTCCCATCACTACAAGAAGTCTTGAATTAGAAAATATTTTGAAACAGGCTGCAGGACAGGTTGACCAGGAAACAAGAGAAAAATTGAAAGAAGTTATAAAAGAATTAAAAAATACTGATAAAAATATCGTTGAAAATATGCTTGGCGAAAACAACGCAGATGATGAAACTAGAATAGTGAATATCTTTATGCCAGGTTTTAAGGGTGATTTGAAGAAATCTGAACCGGTAATTGTTTCTAAACATGGTGATAAAGAAGTATATATGCACTTAGCTCCTGATTTATTTGAATCAATTCAGAGTATGCGTCCGGTAAGTTATGATTTGTTAGCCAGGATTCTAAATAAACTTGCCCAATTTAGCCGTGTTGGAGCACTGTTCAATATTCGGTATCTAACCAATGCCTTTGTTCGGGATATTATTTCTTCTGGAATACAATCACAGATGACATTTGAAAGGTCTATGATTGGAGGTTATATGGAAGGAGCATTGGCGGCGGTAAGGTTGAGTGAAGAAAGTAGGTATTTATTCAGTTTATATGTTCAATCAGGAGCTTATGGCGGGGCCATGCAAGAAGTTTTAAATTCTCTGCACAGGGCAATGTATTCTGAAGATGCTCTTCATCCAACTCGTGCTCCTAATTGGAAAAGAACATCAACTAATGCGTTTGTGAGAATTGTCAATTTTCCCTTAGACGTTTTGAGAATATTGGAAGAAGCACCTAGAATAGCTGAATTTGAAGCAGTTTTGAAAAAAAAGTTAGCTGAATTGAATTTAACTCTTGATGATTTACTGGAAGGAAAAGTGCCTGAAAATCTCTTTGACGAGATGGAAAAAATACTTATTGATACGGCTTATGCTTCAAGAGAAGTAGTAACCAATTTTGGCTTACATGGAACAATTGTCGGTTTTAGAAGATATGCCAGTACAGTACCGTTTTTACAGGGGAGTATTCAGGGAATTTATCGGTCATATAGGCAGATAAAGGATAATCCTACTGATACAATGGTGCGTTGGTTGGTTTATGTTGCGCCCCTAACTATAATTGCCTGGGCGTTATCTCATAGAGACGACAAATATAAAGATATGCCCAGTGAATCCAGAGATAGATACTGGTGGTTTCCTGTTGGAAATAATACCTTTATTGCTTTGGCAAAACCTTATGAATATGCTCTACCGGCCAATATCTTGGAGAGATGTCTGGATTGGATACTTAAAAATGGTGATTCGAGTACCAGAAAACCCCTTGAAGATACAGTTACTGCAATAAAAACATCGTTTAGTATTGAACCTATATCAATGGCAGTACAGACGATAATAGATTTAATGAGAAATAAAACCTTTTTTGGCGGGCCTATTATATCGCAGAGAGATATGCAGATCTCGCCTGAATACCGTTATGGAAGCGAGACAAAGAAGGCTTCTATTAAATTAGCCCATTTATGTGCTCTATTTATGGGTGATAAAACGCCCAGCCCAAAACAAATAGATTATTTTATGAAAGGTGTTTTTGGCGGAATGGGAGAGACTGCACAAGATATAGTAAGTATGTTCATTCCCAGCGATGGAGAAAGTCTGATAGAGAGAAAAAAGGGATTGGAATATATGCCTATGCTTGGTCCCTTACTTTACGGCCCTGGAGAGGGAGGCAGCAGGACCATAAAAAGATTTTACGATGATTATGATAAAGCACAAAAATTATACCAGGACTACAGCAAAAAAGGCAGGATATTGACCGAGAAAGAAGCTGTACTTGTATCGGCAATTCCACAAATGCGAGCAATTGCCAAAGACTTGTCAAGTTTAAAAAAATCCCTAGAAGAAATTGAAACTGATAAACAAATTGACAGACAGACAAAACGTATTTCCCGACTTCGTTATCAGTGGCTTCAAAAAGTAGCCACCGGTTATCTTTATGGTGCACCTGTGCCGGAAGCACCTCCCGAATTGGAAATTAGCGAAGCAGATGTTCAAGATAAATTGATATATTACGACAATTTGTGCAAAAAAGCATTTGAAAACGCTTTGAAAAAAGAAGGGGGGCCGGTTTAGAGTATTCAAGAAAGGGTGTGTTTTAATGGAATTAACTGAAAGAGTAGCAAGTTTGGAGACAGAAATGGAAAATATAAAAGATTGGCAAAAAAAACAGAACGGATGTCTCCAGGGAATGGAAAACAAGCTAAATAAAATATATTTCTGGATTATGACTGTTTTGGGCGGGGTTAGCGTATCTTTGGTTTTATTGATTATACAGATTACATCAAGGAGGTGAAATGAATATGGATAATACTAAAAGCATTTTTGTCAGCAGAACGGTTATTTCAGCTATAGTTGTATTGGTCGCAGCCGTCATTAATTTGTTTGGCTATAACATTGACGCCAAAAATCAGACTGAATTAATCGAGCTAATTATGACTATTATTACTGCGGTTGGCGCTCTGATTACTATTTATTTTCGAATTATAGCGACTAAAAAATTAAGGTAGAGTTAATCAACAACTTCCTTCCCGTAAGAGAGGGAAGTTGTTACCTGGAAAGCGAGGTTTAAAATGCCGATAATTAAAAATCTCCGATTAAGTTGGCATAAATTCTTTTTTGTTTATAAAGAAACAATGGAAATTTGTAAATTAATTTTTTATTGTTTGTGTTTGATTACGACTATCATTATTATAATCATGAAATCATGACAAGTTACTTACAAAAGGTTTCTTAGCAACCCGATTAAAAAGAAAGAAGATGAGCGACTATGCCGTGTCCCCGATGGAGTTGGTTTAATGACATTATTGGCGGTTACCCTGGGGCTTCCGCTGATAATGTTACTGCTAACAAAAGAATAAACTGGAAATGCCCCTTTCCTGGTTGCGGCTGGACAATTAGCAAGAAATTTTTTGAAACATCTATGCGTTTCAATCAACGAATTATAAGACATTATGTGAAACACTTTCAAGAAAAAGAAGAAGGTGGAAAAATGATGACAAAGGGATGCTTTATAAAAACAAAGGTAAATGGCGAAAAGACTTACTGTGATTTATGTGAAGCAAGACTGCCAATAAACGAACCGGTAACGAAAGTCTTTGAATACTTAAAAACTAATGTATTAATTAACAATTATTGCAACTTATGTTGGCCGTCAATGCAGAAAAAATATAGAAATTTTGAAAATGCTACGCTTGTTTATAATAGTACACATATATGACGAGTTTGTTGAGATGTTTTAATAAGGAGCTGACAAATATGGAGTTAACTGGGGAGATGTTGAAGGGAATAGGTGTTTTCCTTATTCCTATACTTGTATTGGTATGCGCTCTTTTAATAAACCCCTTAAATTTTAACAAGACCCTACAAATAGAATTTTTTTCAATGAGGCATTTTAACTTTGGAAAACGCAGGTTTTTTCTCCTCCTTTCAAAAACTTCCTTTTTCCCTGCGTTTTCCCCTTTTTTTAAGCCTTTTTTTAAGGCAGATTATCCGAAATCAAAAATAAGGCCGCTAGAAGGTTTAATTTTGAACACTAGACAATAAGGATATATAAGTGTATACTTTAATATTTTAAAGCCAAAATTAGGGCAAAGGAAAGGTGGTATTTAATCGTGTTTCAGATTTGCATTTCGGCAGGGCATGGGGGTGAAGACCCTGGTGCAATCGGAGCAATCGGCCTGAAAGAAAAAGACGTAAATTTAGCTATTGCCAATTTCCTGGGAGAATATTTAATCAGAGCAGGACAAGAAGTCCATATTGTGCGGGCAAATGATTGTACAGTTGACTTGAAACAAAGAATTGATTTCGCAAACGTAAATAAGGTAGATGTTTTTGTGGATATTCATTGCAATTCTTTTAGTGATAACAGGATACATGGCGCAGAAGTTTTTTATTATCAAGGTTCTGTTAGAGGAAAACTTCTGGCAGACACGATTATAACTCATTATTGTAAGGAAACCGAATTAGCAAACCGCGGCAAAAAAACAGGGGACTTTGCGGTACTACGTAATACTAAAATGCCTGCGGTATTAGTGGAGTGCGGTTTTCTTAGCAATAAAGCTGAAGAAGCTTTTTTAGGCAATCCAATATTCCAAAAGAAGTGTGCTCTTGGGATAGCCAGGGGAATAGCGGAATATTTAAATTTTGAATTAAAGGAGGAAAAGAGTATGTTTAAAGATGTAGACCCCAAAGCATGGTATGCTAATTCAATTAATCAGGTAGTTAACGCCGGACTGATAGGTGGTTATTCAGACAATACATTTAAACCAAATAATACTGTTACGCGGGCAGAATTGGCCAGTGTTTTAAGTCGTTATCTATTCCAAGATGGCGTCTTTACAGATATTTATCCAAAAGTACGTCAATCAGTGGTAAGAATATCTCATAGCAGCGGCATCGGTAGCGGCGTTTGTATTGGTGGCCAGAAGATATTGACCTGCAAACACGTTGTGGACGGAGCAAAAGAATATGAGGTAGATACTTTCCTGGTACAGGGCATAAAAGGAAAATACCTTATTGCTAGCTCTGTTCCTGGAGAGGATTTGGCATTAATTGAAATACCTATTATTTTACCGGCGATAAAGATTGCTTCAAAGGCTGCTGAGGGCGAGGTTGTAGCGGTGGTTGGTAGCCCATTGGGAGTGAAGCAAACTATAACCGTAGGAGTGATAAGTGCTTTTGAGCAGGGTGATGTCAAGCAATATACGCAAATTGACGCTCCCATTAACCCGGGCAATAGCGGGGGATTGTGCTGTAACGAAAAAGGAGAATTGATAGCCCTGGCCGCGGCAAAAGTTGTTAGTATGACAGTGGAAGGTGTAGGATACGGTATAAACTTAGAAAAGATAAATGCCTTTTTGAAAAGAGTTTTATAAAAAAGTATTGACAAGAAAAAATATGCTGATAAAATTGTAACTAGGGTGGAGCGGTCAAACTAAACCCTGATTAAAGGTTGCCGGCTCACAATGGGACTGAAAGGAAATTTTAATTTTCTTTAAGACTTGAAAAAGTCATGACCCGAAAAACCGGCAGCTTTTAAGTATTTAGCCTGCCTAAGAGGAATTGAAACAAACAAACAAAGAAACAAACATATTTGTTTCAAAGTAGCCTGCCTATAAGGAGCAGAAAAGCCCGGAATAAAATCTGGGTTTTTTAATTTTCCAAGAGAATTGCCGCCCATTTGCCGCCCAAACTAGCAAAACTAATCCACAAACTAATATATACCACCAGCTTAAAGCCCTTGCTAATACTAGATTTTGATATACCACTAGTTTTCACAAAACATATTTTCCCTGACTTTTAATCAGGGTGTCCGGGGTTCGAGTCCCCGATGGCTCACCAGGAATATCAAGCAACCGTGCTAATCAGCACGGTTTATTTTTTTTCTTTTTGCCGCCCAATTGTCGCCCAAATAGACTATCAAATCTTTCGGCTGCCGCTTGCTGCTGACCGGGTATAACGTGGCCGTAAATGTCGGCGGTGGTTGAGGGTTTTTCGTGCCCTAGTCTTTGCTGGACAACGTGAAGTTGCTCCCCATTTGCAAGAAGCAGGCTTGCATGGGTATGACGAAGATCATGGAAACGTAGGTTAGGAAAATCATTCTTAACGGCCAGATGGTGAAAACGGCGGGACAGGTTGGACGGATCGAGCTGTCTGCCGTCCTGAAGGCAAAAAATTAAATCATTATTCTGGTATTTACTGCCTAGTTTTAACTGATTTTCTATCTGTTCTTTTTTTATTTGTTTTAATAGCATAAATAAAGAATTAGGAATATCAATAATTCTTTTTCCTGCTGTAGTTTTAGGCTCTTTTGTAATGTATCCTTTCCCCACTATTCGCTGGGTTGCCCTTTGCACTTTTATTGTTTTTTTGTTAAAGTTTATATCCTCCCAGCGTAAGGCAAGCAATTCCCCCCTCCTCATTCCCGTGTAAATTGCCGTATAAATCAGTTCATAATCTGATGAATAATTTTTAGCATTTTTTAATAATATTTGTGCTTCCTCTATAGATAGTACCTGGTATTTTACGTGCTGATATTTGGGAATATCTACGTTATCGGCGGGATTAGAAGATATTATTCTCCATTTTTTCACTGCATGTTTTAATGCCTGGCGCAAAATAGTTAAAGTATAAGCTACAGTCCTGGGGGATACTCTTTCATTTTCCTTGATAACAAAGTTGTGAATGTGTATAGGTTGTAACTTTGCAAGTGGGACAGCTCCTATCTCTGGAATAAGATGTTTTTCAATCAAGAATTGATAACTTTCCAGTGTTTTTAAAGCAAGTTTTTTAGCCTTTCCGTGCTGCTCCAACCACCATAATAGATATTCACTTACCGTTATGGTTGATGGTTTTATATACGTTCCCTGCTCATATTCAACCAGGGTTTTAGCCAGTTCCTTTTCTGCTTCTCTTTTTGTCCCTCGAAAAGATTTATATATCCGTTTCCTTTTCTTTGTTTGCGGGTCTCTGCCTGTGTCAATGACAATTGTCCATGAATTTTTGGAGCGTTTTTCAAGATGACCGGGCATAGGTTATCTTCTCCTTGTCGGTACAAATTCTACTTTTTTAACTATACCTAGAATTTGTACTTCTTCCGGTTTATAAATCATTGGTTCATATTTTGGATTATCCGAAAGAAGAGAAATTTTTTGGTCAATATATTTAACCCACTTTAAGGTAGCTTCTTCATTTTTGACCAGCACGACTGCAATCTGGCCGTTTTCAGCATATTCTTGCCTTAGGACGAGCACTTTATACCCTGGATAAATACCGCTTCCGGTCATACTATCGCCGGTAACTATCAAATAAAAGTATTCCCCGTCCTTTACCTCACTGGCGGGGACATCCTCATAGCCAATAATGTTCTGGTCAGCAAATAGGGGATCTCCTGCACGGATGATGCCGATGATTGGGATTTTGACAGTGGAGCCGAGGAAATCAATGAGCGGGTATTTGAAACCGTTACTATTATGATTGCCATTACGGCTAAGGAGATAGTCTGCCGAAATATTAAAATAATCACATAACTTTTTTATTAAATCCTCGTGCAACCTTCTCCTCTCTTTTTCAATATCATACAAGTAAGGAACAGATATACCCAATGATTCTGCTAATTTTTCAACGCTAACACCTTTTTGTTTTCTCAGTTCTTTTATACGAGACAATATTTACCCTCCTTTCCAATTTCTTATGCTATCAGCAATAATAATTTACATAAAAAATAAACTTTATACAATTAGCTATATGCCTAATGATACGAAATTTAATGTAATATTTAGGCATATAGCGTAATTATTTAAAGTCTCAAGTAAATGAGCTTATATATATGCATATCGCCTAATTTGCGGTTTGATCAATTATGCAAATGGCCTATAATTAAATTAGGTGGTGATAAAAATGAACTTCAGAAAAGTAGTTATCCAAAAAATAAAGGAGAAAAAACTTAAATTGACCGAGGTTTCCCAGATGACAGGTTACAGTTATATGTACTGTATAGACCTTGTCAGGGGACGAAGGCGCTGGAACGAAGATACAATAAATAAATTTAGTGAAGCCCTTGGGATAGAAATTAATTTTACTAATATTAACCAAGAAGAACCTCCCTCCGCGAACGCGGCAAGGTAAGTTTTTTTATTTTATTTAAGGCAGGTGAATGATCCATGGAAACTCAATCTAGTTATAACTTAAGAAGTTGCCCTGGATGTGACTTAGAAGCTCCCAAGGAAGCAAATTTCTGCTCTTTCTGCGGCAAAAAATTGCCGAAACTAAAACCGCCAGAACCGGTAGTAGACCAACCAGTCATCAAGGAAATTGACTCAATTTTGACGCCGAAAGAAGCAGCTAGATTGCTCAAAATCAGCCGATGGAAGTTGGATGAGCTGAGAATACAGAAAAAGCTGCCGCAAGATTGTTACTTTATTATTCCCAGCAATGGGGATGGAAACAGACAGATTGTCCGGTATTACACGAAGGCAATTTTATCCTGGAAAGGAGGCGAGGAAAATCATGTCCACGGTTATATCCACGGTTACTAGAAAGAAATTTAACTCTAGCCAGGACACGTTATGCGTGAATTGTGCAAGCTTTTACCAAGGTCCAGGAAAACTATGTTCCTTTTTTGATATAGAAAATCCGGAAGAAGGTATAGCGGCAGTTGGAGCAGAGGCAATCAAGACAGAGATAACCTATTACAGGAATAAAGCAATGGCTAGAGCCAAAGGACTTGAACCAACATATCCAACATATACTGTTTATTCTTATAAGATAATAAAATGTCCAAACTATGCCTGTCTTATAAACCATGAAGTGGTAAGGAGCGGAAATAACCCCAAATGGAAACCATATAAAAAAGGAGGTGAAATCATGAACTTAGCTTGCGATATATGCGGGAAACAAACCTATTCTGCCGCGGAGCTGAAACACATGAAGGTTAAAGTATGTGAAGGTTGTGGCGGAATAATAAAAGAAGTAAAGGAGGTAAATAGAGAAGGAAACAAGGAGAAAACACACAAGTTTAAACCGCGCTGTCCTTATATGTCCTGCTTACATCACTTTAAAATTAACTTGATTGGGAGGTGTAGGCTAGGACTACGGCATAGGCATAATCAGGACACGTGCGAAGAATATCAACCAAAGGAGCAGGCAAGAAAACTGCCCGTATGGTATGAAAAATATCAAAAGGAGGAGAGGTTATAGTGAGGAACAATTTATTCACTCTGGATGATCACGCCATACGCCAGATATGTAAACCCCGTCGCCATTGGCGTTGGAATTACCGCAAATGCTGGCCGGTAAGGTTTATTAGAAACTTTTTCGGCTTTACGGCAGTTGAGGAAATGAAAGTGCAGTTATTAGCCATACTAAAATACCAGGAAGAACTGCAGAAGCAGATTGATGACCTACTTGAACGTATGAAAGCCGCAGAGGAATAAGGGAGTGTTAAAAGATGTCTTTTGTCCAGGAAAAATTTAGGTATAACCAAAATAATACAGTAAAGGCAGGTGTGAAAAATGTTAATTCTCGATAAGGTTGGGTTTTGTTCCTACGAGCGAGACCCCGAAGAAGCGGCAGTTGTTGAAAAACTGGCCAAAAAACAGAACGTTTTTTGCGGCGATTGCGGTCAAATTATTTCCGCGTTCAGTGTTTTTTGCGATGGAAAAGAAATGTGGATTGGAAGCAATAAATCGTTAAGGAGGTTAAATAATCGTGAAAATTATAAATGAAAACGTTTCCTGTTATACATGCAAGTATACAAAAGATGTTATGAGTCATCCAAAAGAACGGCATAAAGCCTGCAGAAAATGCGTTACACAAAATGGCTATAAGGGTTGGGAACCGGCTCCTGGAGTAAAGGTACAGGAGACCAAGGGATGGACGTTTACCGGCACCGGAAAGCCAGTGGAAACTTTATTTAGAAAGGTAGCGATTTAATGTGGAGCACATTCAAAAAAGCAGGAAAATAACGAAGACAGAAAAATATTGAAAAAATGATTAGACAAGAAAGCAAGAAAGGCAATTCTTTTCTAGAAAAGCACTTCAAATATTACATTAAAAAAAGGAGGTTTTTTCAAGTGGAACAAATCCAAAGTCAAAGCATTCAGATAATCAAAGATACTGCCAGGCAAGCTGCGGAACAGATAATTAATGAAATGAATATTGACCAGGTCATTGACACAATTTACAAATTACCCGCGGAAATTCACCATCAGGAAACTATTCTATCTAAAATAAAGCAACGGCTGGACGAAGCCAAATCTAACCTGGAATTGGAAAAACAAGTTATTATAGCGGCTGTTATTTCCGAAACCAACGGGGACGGAAAACCCCGTTATACGAATGAGAAAGCACGGGAGGCAGAAATTGCTAAACGTCTAGCCGTAAATACGGAATATCAGGAAATTCTATTAACAGTTCGTGAAGCTGAAAATGCGGTCAACTCAGAACAATTTGAGCTGAACCGTCTTCATAATGAATTTTCAGCCTATAAGACAATTGCAAAAATTTTGACCGGTAAACTACAGCTAATGGCCGGTTTATAAAAATAAAAAGGAGGAAAATTAAAAATGTCTACTACGAATGCGCTGACAACTTTAACGAATGAACAGGTAAACGTAATTCTCAGAAATGTCGACACCACGGGAATGACCATGGAGGACAAGCATGCCCTGGCTGTGATCATCGCCGAAGATATGGAAATCAGCCGTCATGGGTTTGATTTCCGGCCGCAACGGTACAAGATCAACAAGGACAATCAGACTTTCACAGACCCTTTCGGCAATGCCCATGACGAATTGCAAGGCGTGGTTCTGCATAAGCAGAAAGTACGCGCGCTCTGGAAGCAGGGAGAGAATATTCCGTTATGCAGCTCATTAGATTGCATCACTGGCAATAGCAGTAGCGGCAATCCCAATGAACAGCGTTCTTGCTCCAAATGCCCGTTCGATGTCTGGGGATCCGGTTCTACGAGTAAGGATGAACGTAAAGGTAAAGCCTGCAAAGAAATGCGCCGTGTATACCTCATTGAAGAAGGTGGATTCTTACCTATCTTAATCACGCTACCGCCAACAAGCATAAGCCCCTGGGATAATTTCTGCAGTGCGCGGTCCACTCAAGGCATTTCGGATTTATCGGCAGAAATTATCTTACGGTTGATCTCTGGAAAAACACAGAGCTTCACATATTCGGTTATCCAGCCGAAAAACGGCGGAAAAATTCCACCGGCGGAAATATTGCGATTCTACCAAATGCGTCAGAAATTCATGGAAGCCTGGCAAAAATCCGAAATTACGGCGGATGATTATGAAACCGGAGACATGATGAATGGCAAGGAAGTACCTATAGATGATGACGATATTCCATTTGATTAGAAATGAAAAACAATAGAGAGGGGGAACAGTAAAATGTTCCCCCTCTCTCCCAGGGAAAAAAAGAAAGGAAAAATTTTAATGTCAACACCTAATATCAATATAGATATATTACGTCAAAAATTAGCTTTAATCAAGCGGGAATTATCGCCGGCGGAAATTTTTTTCAGGGAGACCCTGCCCGCAAAAATAAAAGATTGTGAAATCAGAGAAGAACAGATAAAGATGGCCCTGGCTGTTGAACAATCCCTGAATGATAAGTGGCATCTTGTTTCCGAGGCTGGCACCGGCAGCGGGAAGTCTTTTGCCTATCTCGTGCCGGTAATCCAGCATATAAAGAAGCACGGCGGACGGGCAGTAATCAGTACCGGGACCATCGCCCTGCAAGAACAGCTCATAGCTAAAGATATTCCGCTTTTGGAAAATATTTTAGGCTTTAGTTTCAATGCTCGCCTGGCCAAAGGCAAGGGAAATTATCTTTGTCTGGTCAGGCTGGATGAAGAGTTGCGACAGGCGGCGTTATGGGATGACGAAAAGATGTCCGCTATTGCTAAATGGGCCGAAGAAACTAGAACCGGCGACCGTTCAGAGCTGCCAACAGAGCCCGGCGAAGCCTGGGGCCGGATTTGCGCTGACGATACCTGCCTGGGCAAGAAGTGCCCGTGGCTGGGAAAATGCTTTTACGTAAAAGCCCGTAATCAGTTGCAGTGCGCCAAGCTCATTGTCTGCAACCACGCGCTTTTTTTTATCGACTTGATGATCAGAGACGACAGTGATGGCCTTGCTTCGGTATTGCCGGAATATAGCGTGGTGGTTTTTGATGAAGCCCATAAGATAGAAGATATAGCCCGCGAAGTTATGAGTACTCAAATATCGTCTTTGAGACTACCAAATCTCATGGGACAGTTGAAAAAGCAGCCAGGACATGATTATGAATCTATTCAGGATGCCTTGAACAAGAATGAGGATTTTTTTCAGGCTATTTCATCCCTTGAACAAAAAGATAAATTCCTGCTGCTTGTATTAAATCCTTCGATTATCCAGGAAAGAAATGAGCTTGTCAAAGCAGTCAACAAAACAATTTCAAGTTTTAATCCTAAACTTGTGAATGAGCGGGTAAAAGTTTTATTTGAACGCCTTGAAAAATTTAATGAAGATATTGAAATGATTTTGACCTCCAACGATCAGAATAAAGTTTACTGGGCGGAGGTTTTCCGTTCGGGCAAACAGAGAATAACCCTTCATACAACTCCGATTGATATATCGGAAATCCTTTCCCGAAAACTATTCGGCAACAGCGACCTCCGAACCGTGGTTATGACCTCGGCAACTCTTTCTACCAATGGCAATTTTAATTATTTTAAACAGGCCGTGGGCTGCACCAATGCTACAGAGTTGCAGGTAGATTCTCCGTTTGATTATTATCATCAATGTCTTTTATACCTTCCTCCAGGGCTCCCTGACCCCAAGGAGACGGATTTTCACAAAAAAGTGTCCCCGTTTGTCGAAAAAATCCTGCTTAAGACTGATGGCCGGGCTTTTGTGCTATTCACTAGTTACAAGGGGATGAATGAAGTTTATGACCGGCTGGCCGGCCAGATGAAGTGGACAATATTGAAGCAGGGGGACATGCCAAAACAAAAACTTCTGGAGGCCTTCAAGCAGGATGTCCATTCAGTGTTGTTCGCCACAGCCAGTTTTTGGGAAGGCGTGGACGTACAGGGGGAAGCCCTTTCCTGCGTGGTGGTGATGAAACTACCCTTTGCCGTTCCAGATGATCCGGTGACGGAAGCGCGGATTAAGGTAATTGAACAGGTCGGTAAGAGCGCTTTCTTCGAATATTCGGTGCCGGAAGCAATTATCCGACTAAAGCAGGGGTTCGGACGCTTAATCAGAACCCGGCAGGATAAGGGTATCGTGGCTATCTTGGACCCCAGGATAAAGACCAAAGCGTATGGCCGCAAGTTTTTGAACTCGTTGCCCAGGTGCCGGGAAATCAGCAACTTGGAAAACGTTAATCTGTTTTTGAAGGGAGGGCGGTAAGGTGGTGGCTGCTACCATTGAATCTGTGCAGATAAAAAACTTCCAGAGCCATGCCAACACCGAAATAGAATTCGCTTCGGCAGGCCAGTTAACTGCAATAATCGGTCCTAGCGATAATGGAAAAACAGCCGTATTCCGGGCCATTCGATGGGCTGTTTATAACGAGCCCCGGGGGACGGACTTTATCCGTGTCGGAACCAACCAGGCCCGGGTAACTATTGCCCTGGCTGAGGGAAATCAGGTAATACGTGAGCGCAGCCGGAAAGGATTCAATCGCTATATCTTCCGGGATGCCGGAAACAAAGAACAGGTATTTGAGGGCTTTGGTGACACGGTACCGCTGGAAATCCAGGAAGCCCTGGGAATCCGGCCAGTAATCGTGGGAGACCTGAAATTAAATCTTAATATGGCTGAGCAATTGGAAGGGCCGTTCTTAGGTAAACATGTTTCCGCCCCAGCGAAGGCGAAAATCCTGGGCAAACTGGCCGGTACTGAGGAAGTAGACATCGCAGGAAAACAGTTGAATACGGATTTATACCGGCGGCGGCAGGATGAAAAGAGTTTGAGCACCGAAATAGCCGGGCTCCGGGAAGAGTTAAAGAAATACGACTACTTGCCGGAACTAGAAAGAGTTATTGCTCAGGTAAGTATTATCCTGACCGTGATAAAGGAAAACCGACAAAAAAAAGACCGGTTGGAGGAACTTCAGGAAAATTTACAAAAGGCCGACCAACAGATTAAAACCTGCATTGCGATAATCGACAATCTGGAAATGTTTATCCTGGCAACCGAGTTGCCCGCCGGCATGATTGAAATTTCAATAATACAACGAAACCGGTTAATCACCGAAAAGCGGAAGTTGGATGAAATCACTGCTGGGATAAACGCGGCCCAGGATGTCTTGGTTAAAACTGCTGGAATAATTGAGGCTGAACCGCTTGCAACATCAGTAGATAATTGGTTACGCAAATTTACCTATCTATATCCGCCAATTACTAGCCTTAAAAAAAATATTCTTCCTGGACTCAAATTGTGTGATGAAAAAATCGACCGGCTGGCGTTTGCAGTTAAAACTAAAAGCATCTTGAAAAACCTGGAAGAAAGGTGCTTGAATTATGAATTCCTGAACCAGAAAGTTAGCCAGGTGAGAATTTGCAGTTTAGATACAGCTAATACAGCTATCATTATTAATAGTAAGAATTTTACAATCCAAACCTTGCAAGACGAATACCAGGATATTCTAGTCAGCGCAGGAGTATGTCCGCTTTGCGGTGCTGAAGTTTCCCAATTCAAATTAAAGGAGGTAATTTAAAAATGTCTATCAACAATTCTACAAATAATTACGATGTTCGTTTACAAAGCATTAAAGCTGCTTTGGAGAAGGCCAAAACAGACCGGGCCAGGGCGGAGGCCACCAAGGAGAGCCTGGAAAAGCAGCGGGACGCAATCGTGGAAGAAATTAAGAGTATGGGATTTGAACCGGAGAATTTGGACGCCACAATTGCGGAGTTGGATACTCAGATCCAGGCTGACCTGGCCAGGCTGGAAGAATTAATTCCGGCTGAATACCGGGCGTAAGGGGGGAAGGAATTCAGTGATTACTCTGTACGAAACTGCCCTATCTCAGATGAAAAACGCCTACGCCGCTGGCGTAGGCGCCCGGGATCTGTTACAAAGGCAACTGGAAACAAAAGAGACCGAATTAACCCGTGCTCAAGAAGATATTGCCGTATGGGAGAAAGTACAAATGCTCTTCGCAAAAGTGAGTGAATATGCCCGGGAACAGCTGAAAGCGCGCATTGAGGAGACAGTCACCGCAGCCCTGGTGACTGTTTTCGGGGAAGGCTACGCCTTCCGGATCAATCTGCGAACCATAGGCGGGCAGCCGACCGCCGAGTGGCAAGTGATTTCTCAGTATGGAGACTTTGAAGTGGCGGCCAGTCCGGAGGATAGTAGAGGTGGTGGAATTGTGGATATTGTTTCTATTGCCCTGCGGCTGGCTATGCTGGAGTTAATTAGGCCAAAGCTCGGTGGTCCAATAATTTTTGATGAAGCGGCCAAGATGGTTTCCCGTGAATATTTGCCAAACCTGGCTTATTTTTTTAAACAGTATGCCGCTAAAACGGGGAAGCAAATTGTCCTTATTACTCACGCTGAGCAATTGGCTGAGGCGGCAGATATGTCTTATATGGTTACTTTAAAAGACGGGGAAAGCGAAGTGAAAGCAATATGATTGCAGGAGGTGAAAAAAATGGCCCGATTATCCAAGGTGGAAATAGGAACGCCCTGCCTGTTTTGCGCAAAAGAATGTAAAATAGGTGGATTTTGGGGAGGCGATTCCTTAATCTCAATTTGCTCGAATTGTGCAAGTAAAGGAGTACTAGGAACTTTATTGGGGGATGCCATTGCTGATATGCTAATCTCCACAGGAGTGTATCCTCCGGAAGACGCCGACTATAACACTTTAAAAAGCTATTTTGAAAATGTGCTGCTGGCAACGGAATGTAGTTTTTGGGAGGCGCTTTCCAAAAACCTACTTTTATGCTCCAGGAAACTACCTACTTTGGAACTGACTTAACCAAGGGATAAGTTACTTAAAATCAAAGGAGGTGAGAAACATGGTTAAATTACTTTTCATGACCGACTCTCATATACGCGGTACCAACCCCCGGGCCCGCACAGACGATTATCCGAATACCTTAAAGACGAAACTTCGGGAAGTTTTCTCCCTGACCGCCAAACGAAGTTGCAACGCTGTTATCTGCGGTGGGGACCTATTCGACCGTCCGGACACCGCTTACGCGGTTGCCGGGGAATTCGCCGCGGTGCTGGCTGAGTGCCCGGTCCAAATTTATGTCTGTCCAGGTAATCATGAGATTTACGGTTATAACCTGGATACCCTGGGTCGCTCAGTACTGGGGTTTTTGTCTCAGATTAATCTGGTGCAAATTTTAAGTAGAGAGCCTGTCGTATTCCGGAATGAAGTAACCGTCTACCTTACCGGCCAAGGATTTTACCACGACATTGACCGGAGCCCGGCGGATTATCAGACCGGGATAAGCCGGATAGACGGCTTCAAAGTCCACGTTGTACATGGGATGCTGGTGGAAAAACCGCTGCCCTATGAAGTAGCTCATACTTTGATTAACGATGTGAAAACTGACGCTCACGTAATTTTAGGAGCTCATGAACACATCGGCTTCGGTCTGCGCCAGCGAAATGACGGGGTATGGTTCTGTAACCCGGGCGCTCTGTCGCGCACAACGGCAAAAACGGAAGAATTCTACCGGCCTATCCAGGTAGCGCTGTTCGAGTTTTCTGTTGACGGGATAAGAGCAGAGCTCATCCCGCTGTCCTGCGCCCAACCGGGAATAGAAGTTTTATCACGTGATCACCTGGCTAGGCTGGCCGAGCGGGAAGAGCGGATGAACCACTTCCTGTCGCTTTTGAGCGCCGAGGGGGAATCGAAGTTCCTCGAAATCAGGGAAATCGTGGATGATATTGTCCGTCGGGAAAATATTCCGGCTGAAGTACGGAACGAGGCACTGAAGCGGCTGGGGAAGGCCAGGGAAGAGAATCGTTAAAAATATCGTAAAGCAATTTTGCGTTGAGAAATGAGGTTTTATGGTGTTTCAAATAACCATCGACAACAAAATCCGGCTCCAGTTGCCTTTGGACGCCAAGGAGCGGTGGCCCGGGCTTATGAAGCAATTACGCAAGGATATGGTGCTGGACAATCCAGCATACCAGGAGGCGCTAAAATACAGCCGGAGCACCAGGGGGATCCCGGCCCGGATAGTCCTGTGGGAGTTAGACCGGAACACCGGGATCCTGAGTCTGCCCCGGGGTTATATCAGGCAATTATTAGAATTTTTAAATCAATATGGCTTTTTTTACCGGCTAGATGACCATAGAGTGACTTTGCCGCCGGTAGAATTCAATTCAAAGATTAGTCTGCGGGATTATCAAAAATCAGCGGTGGAAGCTTTATTTGAAACAAATCAAGGAATCCTGCAGGCTCCAGCCGGTAGTGGTAAATGCCTTGAGGAAAACAGTCTAATTTTTACTGATAAGGGACTTATGCGGCTTAATGAATTACTGCAACATAATCTCCCCGATCAGTTTATTTACAACCATTTTCAAGTAGATACTGGATTTGCAACAGAAATAGCCAATGGTATTTACGATGGCGGATATTCAAAAACAATTCTTGCCCGGTTAAGATTTGGATACGAAATTGAAGGTACACCTGAACATCCAATATTGACCTTTAATGGCAGATACCAATGGAAGTCTTTGCGCGACCTGAATATCGGAGATTATGTTGTTATAAAACGGGGCTCCTCTACTTGGGGACAAACTATAATGCCTTTTGTTTTTAAACCGCGCAAAGGAACTAGCAACATTATTCAGTTAGGATCACTAGAATTGAATGAGGACAGCGCAAGGGCCATTGGGCTTATTGTTGCAGAAGGATATTTTGGTTATAGGACTTCTCTCCAGTTTTCCAATAAAGATGAAGAAAATCTTGAAATTATTCGTAAATGGATGAATTCTCTCGGTTTAAAGGTTGTTAAAAAATCTGGTAATAATTATGACTATTATATTTGTTCTGTTCAATTACGAGACTACCTTAAATTTATTGGAGTTAGTAATGGTCTTTCTCACCAACAAGTAGTTCCATCAGGAATTAGAATGGGTGGCCGAGAAATTAGTCGTGCATTTTTACAAGGATTTATTGAAGGTGAGGGAAATATTAATTCAAATTATATTGAAGTAAGTTCTGCTTCTAAAAACCTTCTCAAGGAAGTTCAAATTATGCTTCTTGGTTTTGGTATCCTTTCCAGCTTAACCTCAAAATATAATAAAAAAATGAATAAAACATACTATCGCCTATTTATTTACGAAATAGATAGATTCTCGCGAGAAATTAATTTTATAACAAAGCGTAAGCGAATTTCTCTCCAGTCACTTCTTATAAAAAGATCACATATTAGAAATCCAAATGTATGTCTTGTCCCGTATATAAAAAAAACGATTCAAATAATTTATGAAGCTGCCAGAAAAAGTTCCGGATGGAAACATACAGATGGCAGATTGTTTGGAGATTACGTTTCCATTAATCGAAACCGAAATCCTAGCAAAAATAAACTAAGACGCATTGTTGAAAAATTTGGTCACTTGCCTATTCCCGAGATTAATTTTATAAGCGCCATTATATCCAGTGATTTTGAATTTTTAGCTGTACAAGAAATTAAAGAAAAAAATGGCCGAGTAATTGATCTTTCTGTACCAAAATTCCATAGCTTTATTGGAAATGGTTTTGTTTGTCATAATACGCAGATTGGCCTGGAGGCAATCGCCAGGCTGAAGCAGCCGGCTTTGTGGCTGACGCATACTAGAGACCTGGCGGAGCAAGCGGCACAGAGGGCCGCGCAGGTACTGGGAATTTCTCGCAAGGAAATTGGGATGCTGGGTAATGGTCAGGAGAAAATCGGCTCGCGGTTAACTATAGGAATTATACAAAAGATGATCAGGATGGACTTGACGGAGATAGCTGAAAAATTTGGAATAGTAATACTCGACGAAGCGCATCATACCGGGGGGGCGCATACCTGGGTTGATATAATAAACCAACTTCCGGCAAAATACCGGTACGGCGTTACCGCCACCTTCGAGCGGGCCGATGGCCTGGAAATCATCACCCAACGGGTCGTCGGCCCCACTCTTCACATCATTGACCGTAGTCAAGTTGAAGCCGGCGGCGGAGTGGTAATTCCAAAGTTATGCACAATTAAAACCGGCATTGAATCAATTCATTGGTCACGCTATCAAGAACGGGCAGCCCGGTATAAAAAACAGGGCTGGAAACCTCCGATAATTCCATACGGGGACATCCTGGCTGAAGTCCTGGGAAACATGGAACGTAATCAATTAATTGTTGATACACTGAAAAAAGAGTGCCCGGGGCACTGCTCCCTGGTGCTCTCCGAACGGGTAAATCATTGCGAAGAATTAGCCAATTGGCTAAGGTCACAATATCCCAACTTACGGATTGAGGTTATCCACGGCAAGCTGAACAAAGGAAAACGGCAAGAGATTTTATCTGCTATGAACACAGGCGAGTTAGACGTACTCTTCGCGGTTGATATCGCCAAGGAGGGGCTGGACGTCCCCCGGCTGAACAGGCTGTTCCTGGTGGCCGGGGGACGTAATGGGGCGGAGGTGGAACAGAAGGTGGGACGAATCCAGCGTTCCTATCCAGGAAAAGGGGAGGCGGTTGTGTTTGATTTTGTGGACGAAAAAATAGGGGTCTTATACGCCCAGTACTGGGCGCGATATAAAGTATATAAGAAATTGAGAATTAGGAAGGGGCAGGAAATAACATTTGAAAATACTTCAACAAATTGCAGATAAAGTTGTTGCACTTCTTATTTGCAAGAACAAAGACTACGGAAATAGTTATGAAATATTAAGAGATAGGTATGGCCCGGTGGCTTTTCATGTTCGCCTTGCGGATAAATTGTTCCGCCTGGAAAATGTTGAAAAGAACGGAGATCACGTTGGAGAAACAATAGAAGATACAATAAAGGATATTATTGGCTACTGTTTGTTGGAATTAAAATATAGAAGCACAAAGCAACCTGTCAAAGCACAGCCTAAAATTTCTTATTATGATTATGCGGAAGATATTTCTACAGGAGAAATAACTTGCTACGAAAGGAAGGAAAGAAAATGCAAGAAATAAGGATCTGTAAAAACTGTTTGTATTATTGTTACAATTTTAATGGAAATTTGGCAAATTGCTGCTTGTATGATAAAAAGATATTTTCTCATTTTCCGTCTTGCAATCAATTCAAATTCAAAAAATCAAATTCAAAAAAAGGGGATGAAAATGTTCAACAACTTAGTCACTTGCAACCGGTGCAAAAGAAAAGTTGATGTTACGAAATTGGAAATAGAAAGTTATGAAAAAGAAATTATTATAGCTTGTCCGGCATGTATTGAAAAAATTAAAACTAAAAAGGAAGAAGAAAAAAAATAATGAGGAAGTAGGCATAATTCTCTATGGATATTCATTCTTTGCTTTCACGGCTTAAAAACGTAAAACAATCTGGTGAGGGATGGACAGCGTTATGTCCGGTTTCCCGACATGATGACAAAAAAAATAGTCTGGCTGTCGGTTTAAATCAGCAGAAAATTTTGGTTCATTGTCATGCTGGATGTGCCCTGGAAGAAATACTCTATGCTCTTAATTTAAATATAAAAGATTTATTTTTAGATAATCATTCAAATAACTATTCAGAAAAGAAAATGACAATTGCCGCTACGTATGATTACCGTGACGAGAATGGCAATCTACTCTTTCAGGTTTGCCGGATTATCCCTAAAGATTTTCGGCAAAGAAGACCAGATGGCAACGGCGGGTGGATTTGGGATATGAAAGATGTCCGGCGGGTGATCTACCGGTTGCGAGAGGTAATTGAAGCTGTAAATAAAGACAGAACGGTTTACATTGTTGAAGGGGAGAAGGATGTCCATTCTTTGGAGAAGCTCGGCCTGACGGCAACCACAAACGCTGGCGGAGCGGGAAAGTGGCTAAAAGAATATAGTATATTTTTCAACGCTGGAAACCAGGTAGTAATTTTACCTGACAATGACCAGTCGGGCAGAGACCACGCAAAAAAGGTTGCCAGTCAACTAAAAGAGCGGGACGTAAAAGTTAAAATAGTAGAATTGCCCGGCTTACCGGAAAAAGGGGATGTTTCGGATTGGTTGGCCGGAGGCGGAACGGTCAAGGAATTGTTGGAGCTGGTAGGCTCAACGCCGGAATGGGAATTGGAAATTCCTTTGGAAGAAAAGGAAAATGCTCCCTGGTTACCTGATACCCGCCTTGCTATAAACGCAAATATTCGTGAATTGGTCTGGTTAAATGAACAGGCTCTGAAAGCTCTATGCTTGGCAAATAAAGATAAGCCTTTTCTATTTCTACGTGGTGGTCCAGTACGTCTTGAATCAGATAAGGAAACAGGAAATTTAATCACACGCGAACTTACTCAAGACCGCCTACGGTATGAATTGGCGCGGGCTGCCAGGTGGTACAAATTAGAAGGCCCCGCAAATAATTTGCAAGAAATCCCCGCCAAGCCTCCCATGGATGTATGTAAGGATATTCTGGCCACTCCAGAACTACCATTTCCCATTTTAACTACTTTTACAGAAGTCCCAATATTCGACGCGGCAGGTACTTTAATTAAGACACCTGGTTACCATACCGCAAGTGGGATTTATTATTCGCCAATTAAAAATTTAATTATTCCGGAAATACCGGAAAATCCAACTAAGGATTTTGTTGACAATGCAAAAGAACTAATCATGGAAGAACTATTAGGCGATTTTCCTTTTGCCACTCAATCTGACCATGTCAACGCGGTAGCGTTAATGCTTCTTCCTTTTGTTCGCTCCATGATAACAGGGCCAACACCTTTACATTTAATTGAAGCTTCGACACAAGGGAGCGGGAAGGGGCTACTTTCCGAAATATTGATGTATTCCGCTATTGGTAACACATTTAAAGTTTCCACATTGCCAAAAGATGAAGATGAATTAAGAAAAAATATCACCTCAACGTTAGCAGAGGGATATCCGGTAGTTTGCTTTGATAATGTGTATTCATTGACTTCCGGAATACTTGCTGCCGCCCTAACTGCCGAAATCTGGGATGACCGGTTGCTGGGCAAAAATGAAAAAGTTTTCTATCCCATAAGATGCGTGTGGATTGCTACTTCAAACAATGCAATAGTTTCGACTGATATTGCCCGCAGAACTATAAGAATCAGGCTTATTCCGTCAAGTGAGAAACCGTGGCTGCGGAAACCGGAAGAATTCAGACATCCGGATTTAAAAATCTGGGTGGATAAGCACCGGAGTGACATAATTTGGGCTATATTAATTTTAGTTAAAAATTGGTTGGCAAAAGGACAGCCGCAATCAACAAAAATTATTTCTCTAGGAAAGTATGAAAGTTGGAGCAAGGTTATTGGTGGAATTCTTGAAGCTGCCGGAATAGACGGTTTTATGGCAAATATTTTAGATTTATATGAAGCATCAGATATGGAAAGTGAGGTTTGGCGGCGATTCGTAAGGATATGGTGGGAGGAATTCGGCTCGCTGCCAGTAGGGATAAAAGAATTGTTCTTGTTGGCTGAAAGCATAGATGAAATGGCCTTAAGGGGAACAACAGAAAGGGCTCAACGAACAAAATTCGGCATAATATTAAACCAAAAAAAAGATCGTATTTTTGACGGGTACAAAATTATCCCTGCCGGATTTAATCACCGGGTGAAACTCTGGCGATTAGACCCGATAGAAGTGGAAAAAGAGTGACTAAAAAAACCCTAACCAACCAGTTGCGAAAAAAATAATGTGAGCAGCAAACAAAAAGCAAACAATTGTTAACCTATAAGGCAAAAAAACGCGGTAATTTAAAATTCCCAATTTAGTCAACTTCCAGTTATGGATATATACGTAATAGATACTAAGATTTATGAAAAATTGGTGTACCTTAGGTGTACCTTAGGTGTACCTTAGAAAATGAGGTACCCTTTAGAGACTGTAAGGATTGGTGTATGTAGTATACCTTTTAGGTTACCTTAGTGATTTTTAGGGGTAAAAAAGTAAAAAAAAGTAAAAAAAACTGGAAAAACAAAAAAAATACAAACTACATAGAGAAAAAGGTACACCAGGTGCACCAAAAGCTTGATATAGTTGAGTTTTAAATAATGCAGAGGTACACCATTTTAGGATGAAGTAAATGTCATAAGTGCTAAATATTTATATATATACCAGTAAAAAAATAGAAAATAAAAAATTATTTTTGAGTTATCAGGAAATAGGGCAATTAATAAACAGAACCCAATATGTAATTAGTCACCGGTTAGGCAGAATTGATATTTGGGGAAAGGAGAAAAGAGAAATTTAATGCTTAATCAAAACGAAGCCGAGGAAACTATAAGTTTTTTATTAGACGCTGCCGTAAGAACTAAAAGAGATAAAACATTAATTAAAGAATCTTGCCTGGTTTATGAGGTACTTTCTGAATTTATCTCTATTGACTTAGAAAATGTAAGTTCCACGGCGATTTTAGCGGCACTTCTAATTGTGGCGCATGATTTGTGCGAGCCGATGAGAAAAATCAAGATTAAGGGGGTAGAATTATAGTGACACAAATAAGAAACGGTAGACTCAAAGAGGCGGATATAACCCTGCAAATACGGGACTACCTAAAACTGAAAGGCTGGTTTGTTTTTAAGGTTTTTCAATCATTGGGCAGTTACCCGGGCGTGGCTGATATGTATGCTGTCAAGGATGGCTATTCGGTCTGGATAGAAGTGAAAACAGAAAATGGCAAGCAGAGCATAGCGCAAAAAGAATTTCAATATCAGATAGAAAGCCACGGCGGAAGGTATATTCTTGCGCGAAGTATTGATGATGTGATTCATATCAGGAAGGCGTAGGTCGCCACCCTTTTATTTTCCTTCCGCCGTGGCTTTTTTATTTCCTCTCAATAGTCTCAATAGCCTGGTGTTTTATTCCCGTCGGGTTGTGCCTGGGCATTGTTATGCCCCTATAAAAATCCTCATTGGAGGGCATACAATGAGGATCGCACAGTTTACCTCGCTCATTTATATCGTCCGGAACGTTTGTAGTTCCGAACGTTATTATCAATCGAGCGAGGTTTTCCTCGTTGGGAGTAAGAACTCTGATAAATTCCCACTCCTCGATACTCCCATCAGGGAGCGAGTGTAGTACGCATGAATTTTCATGTGCAGAAATTGGTTTTTGCCAGTTAGGATTTACATTTTCTGAACTCCTAACTAACTTAACCAACCATAATAAATTGTCTCCGCGAGCAGTTACGCCAAAGCGCAGCCAGGGAGATTCTTTTATCTCCTGGAAACCAACTTCTTCAGCCACCCAACGGACATCCTCTGCTGTGCCATAAAAATTTTGACTCATTATATTTTCGCCACCCCTTTTTTTTCCTTCTTAATTTATTTTTTACATTCTTATCTCTGTGGTGAACGGAGAAAACCTAGATAGCCATAAGGAAAACTGTTTTTCTTCTTCAGTCCAGTTTTCCTTATGGAAAACGTCATCAGTGCTTTCTACTCGCTTCGGATAGACGTAGAATCCGAAATCGAAAACGTTTCTGGCTACCATGCGGATTTCCTTGCTGGTTTCTATATGTTTCAGAATACCATCGAAATATCCGTCCTGACCGTCTTCTTCCCCGCCTTTCGGGAGAAGAAGCGTATAGATTTTAATAACCGCATACTGGACTTTTTGTTCTGCCCGTTCTGCTTCCCATTTTTTGTGCTCCTCTATTGCAGCCGCCGTCTTTTCTTTCTTTTCTTTTTCCAGTTTTTCTTTGATGGCCAAAAACACACGAATCTTTTCTTCGGGTGCTTCCCATATTGGGTGTACACCCGGTAAAGTACCTACCTTTCTGAAATTTTCCATGAAATCGAAGCCGCCGGGTAGTTCGGTGAGTTTTACTTCACCTAGGCGGCTAACTGTTTTGTACCACTTGTCAGGCGGGTACAAATCATAAATTTCCTGCACGTATTTTGTTGGGGCTGTGGTATTTTCCACTTCTATCAATTCTAGATATTCATCTACAATGCCGCACGTAACAAATGCTTTCATTTCTTTCCTCCTCTGGCGGTAGGTCGCCACCCCTTCTATTGGCGGGGCTGGTTTTGCCGGTCAGCCCCAGGCCGGGGGAAGACTATTTTTCCATATCGATAACATCGATAACGGTCAACGGGATAGTGATGCGCGGGCTGTGTCCCGCGCGTATGCCGACATCGAAAGGCTCGGCAAATGCTTCGAGAACAATCTCCCGCGTTTCAGGGACGTTAGTTTCTTTCCGAAGAATTTCGGCAAAATCATTAGAATACACTCGTATACGGCCGTCCCTCATGCGGCCGGAGGCTTTTGACCTGGCTACTTTTGCGAGCTCCAGGCCAAGCTCCTCGGGCGTCCCCTTTGCGCGGTAGGTTACCCCACCGTAACCTTTGTACGCAATCAAAATTTCTATTTTATTTTCCCCTTTCAAATTTCTTTGGGGCTTTTTCGGCTAACCCCAAGCCTTTAGGAAAAGTTTCTAGATTACTTATTATCTTTTGGTTCCCATTTGGCCGGGATCCCCCAACAATTCCCTACGCAAGTTTGGAGGCTTGCGTAGGGCGGAAACAACTTTTGAAAGTTTACTCTACACAAGTCGGGCGTATTTGCCCTTTTGTTAAAATTTAGGCAGTTTCCGCATTTTTTCTCACTGTTTTCCATTCTTTATTCCTCCTCTGGCGGTAGGTCGCCACCCCTTCTATTGGCGGGGCTGGTTTTGCCGGTCAGCCCCAGGCCGGGGGAAAATACTAAAACAGGTCGTACCAACAATTCTGCTGGCCGCAAGGACCAGCAATTCTGCTGGACCCTTCTTCCTGTCCGCAATTGAAATAGCATTGCGAACAGTCATTCTTTTGGGGGTCGAACCCCCAAATTTTCTTCATTCTCTCCTCAGACTCTTCAGAAGTTAATCCCCAGAATTTGTTTTCCATTTTTTCTCCTTTTTATCCGGGCTTTTCGCCCGGGTCTGGCGGTAGGTCGCCACCCCTTCTATTTTCCTTTTAGCACCGCGGAATAACTTCCCCGCTGTGCAATCATTGCTTTGGCTGCCTTCACGTTGACCGGCCTGCGCCTGGTCTCGTGGACGTGGGCAATGATGTTCTCAGCTTTTACGTCGTGGTTCAGGTAGCCAGCCACCACGACGGCAAACTCTTCCACCGTCCGCCTGCCCTTTGCGCCGTTACAGCGGCGGCAGGCGGTAACTAAATTTTCGTTTTTTGACGAACCGCCGTTTGACCACGCGTCGACGTGGTCGAGCGTAAGAATAACTCCGTCTTCCAGGGCGTGGCCACAGTAAACACAGGCTAATCCGTCCCGCATATAAATTGCGAGCCGCCTTTCCTGGCGAATCCACTTTGAGCCCTGGTATTTAGTTCCCTGGTTTCGGGCTGGCATTTTTGCCATCTCCTTTTGCGTTGTTCTTCGGCCGGAATTGTGACCGGCCTTCCGCATTACCGCCAGTCATCAGACTGGCGTCACTCTGCTAAAATACTGTAAATTTGGTTGCGGACATTAGTTTTTCCGCAACCGGGACACGCTCGAAACCTGGAGCCGGGGTAAGAGCCAGCATCCGGCCCGGAAACGCCTGCGCGGCGATAATACTGCCTACAACCAGCGCCCCCGGGTTTTCACTTTCCAGACGGTCAAGCGCCGCCTGGTTCGCTTCGTCCGCAACAAACTTCGTGCGGACTAAAGTTACACCGTCCCGCTCGCCGGCAGGTGTTTCCACCGGTCGAGCGTTAATTACCGTCCCACAGGGCGGGACGGTGAAAATAGTTCCGTCCTGAGACTGGAAACGCAACTCGTGGGGGGTTGTGTTTATGATTTTCATCTTTTTTCCTCCTCTTTTTCTAAATATTTTTTATATATATATTATACCACATTTAGCAAGCTATTTTTGGAAAGTTTTATGAAAAAGTCTGACCAATACAAAAGTAAACCTGCTAAGTGGTGGTATGACTGGGAAAAATACTTTGACCATTACTAAAAATACTTTGACTATTACTGACTATTATTTTCGGCATAAGCAGCAATGCCTAAATTAATAAAATGCACCAGCAATTCGTTCAGCGTGAGCCTACCGATTGTGTTTTTCTTTTCCTCCTTAAGAATGAGGTCTATTTGCTCCCGTACGTCCGCAGGAACGCGAACATGAAGGTATGATCCCGGCAGTTTTGGTCTGCTCATTTTTTTACCTCCTTTTTTCTATTTTATATATATATATTATATCATACTTAGCTTAAAAATATAGGTAAAAATATACAAAAAATAAATATTGATATGCAGATTAATAAAGTGTTAAATTCATGATGAGGGCACTAAATATATTTAGAGGTGGCTGAGATGCTTGGTAACAGGGACGCTAAAGGAAAATTTGTAAAAGGCAGTAATCCCAATCCTAGCGGCCGCCCGAAGACCGCTGAGTGGTTTCGCAATGAAATTAGGAAAGATTTACATAAATACAAAGACATTTTGTATGAAATTATTGCTGACAAAAAACACCGGGACAGGTTTAGGGCTATCGAATTGTTGCTTGCCTATGGCTTAGGAAAACCAAAACAGGGACTTGAACTGACCGGGGCGGATGAAAACCCCGTCTATGTTTCCTATGTTGCTGGCATGACAAAAGAAGAAATAAGAGCTATCGCAAAAGAGATAGCTGAAAAGATAGAAAAGGTGAATGTTGAGGAAAATGAAAAAAGGTGACTTTAAAGAACTATGGCAGCAATAAATGTTAACCAACTTCCCTTCGAGGCAAAAACAGAAATACAAATACGGGATGAACTGAACAATTGCAGGGACAATTGCCACCGATTCATCACCCATTGGGTGAAAATAGAGGACAAGGACACTCCCGGCATTGTCATTCCGTTCACTCTGTGGCCGCGCCAGGTGCAAACACTCACCGCATTTCTTTCTTATCGCCTGCTTGTGGTTTTAAAGGCACGCCAATTGGGTCTTTCCTGGCTTGTTCTGGCATATGCGGTGTGGAAAATGGTATTCAACCCTGGTTATACCGTCATTGTGCTTTCGAAAACAGAAGACGATGCAAAAGAACTGGTGCGCCGGGTAAAGTTTATACTAGAAAAGCTTCCGCTGTGGATTATTCGCGACAGAAAAGATGTTGCGGGAAACTTTGCCGGACCAACTTTTACTTCCACAACTGAAACAATCACTATCTTCCATAGAAATAGCGAACCTTCCGCACTTAAATCCATGCCTGCTGCTCCAGGCGCAGGTCGTACTTTCACTGCCAACCTTGTAATCCTTGACGAGTGGGCATACCAGCAGTGGGCTTATGAAATATGGGCGAGCGCATACCCGACCATAAACCGTCCCGGCGGCGGCCAGGTAATTGGTGTTTCGAGCAACAAGCGGGGCTCACTGTTTGAAGTTATTTGCCAGCAAGCAATGGAGGAAAAGAGCAATTTTAAATTTGTTTTCCTGCCCTGGCGAAGTGACCCCAAAAGGACACAAGAATGGTATGAGCAGACTAAAATAGACTTGCCAAGCAGTTACTTGACTGAGTATCCGGCCACGCCGGAGGAGGCGTTTTCAGCGGGCGAGAATACGGCATTTCCCGAATTCAGCAGGGAAATACACGTGTGCAAACCGTTCGCAATACCTTCCTGGTGGAAAAGATGGAGATGCAATGATCCTGGTTATGCCGACCCGTTCTGTTGGCACTGGATGGCTGTTTCTGAGACTGGAATTGTCTATGTTTATCGTGAGTATTCTAGAAGTCCGAAAGATGAGAGAGTTACTTACGGAAACCAGGCCGGGCACGTTCTGGAAAAATCATATACCAATGAGATAGATGAAAATGGAAAGCTTGTACCGGAGGACATCAGTTTTACAGTTGTAGGCAGGGATGCCTGGAACAAACAGGGAAGGGCTTTTGCGACCGGAAACAAGCCACTGGAAGGAAAATCTATCATAGATTGTTATCGGGAGAGCAACCTGGCAGGCTGCATACCGCCACCGACGGAACAGAGTGCGGCAAGAATTATTAGGAAAGCCATTTTTCACGAATACTTGAGGCCATTTCAAGACGAATTGACCGACAGAACCATCGCCCGACTGCAAATATTTAGCACCTGCCACGCGCTGATTGAAGCACTTTCCAATCTTGTAGTTGATGACAATGATAATGAGAAAGTTGCTCTTGAACCACACATTTACACCGCTGCTTTTGATTGTGCAGGTTATGGATTGGTAACTTTTCATACTAGAAAATCAAAGCCCCCGGAAAAGGAAAAGACGGTTATCCAGTTGGACAAAGAGCGTTTAATGAGAATTCAAAAAAGAAATAGGAGGAAAATTGTGTGATTAAACTTAAGCAAAACGATCCCCAAGTATTTCCCCAGCCGTATGATTCTGCCTTTTGCGATATTTACAATTGTAATGCTATTGCTAAGTGGTTTATTGGCACGCCTGAACCGGTAGAAACATGGCGTCTCAATTTGAAAGTATGTGATGAGTGCCTGAAGAAGATTATTCAAAGTATACCTGATGAGCTTTTGCCTTATGATAAATGCGAGGATATTGCCACAGAACAACCAGAAAAAGCAGAAGAAGCAGAAGAACAACCAGAAAAAGCAGAAGAAGCAGAAGATATAGAAGAATATAAATGCGGGATATGTGATAAACAATTTGACACTGAGAACCAACTCAGAGCGCATTGCATTAGAAAAAATCATTTCGATAAAAAGTAGGTGGTCTGTTTGTTTGACGCAGTTTTCACCTTTATTCTTATTCTTTTTGTCAGTATGGCCGGTTTTATTGTCTGGCGTGAATATGAGCACCAGAAAGAGCGGAAGGACTTATATACCAGAATCATGGCCGGAAGTTTGAGGGATTATTCTCTTAATGAAAAGAAAACACCGCTCGGCGGTGGTAATTTTGTACGGGCAGGACTAAAGAAACATCAGAATTCGAGCATGAGGATTGATGAATAGTGCCGATTATAGAAAGCGTTAAAAATATGTTCTCTAATGTGTTCGGTAATAATGAAAAACCTGTCTATGACCAGGACTTGGTAGGTTTTGTGGAAAAGGAGTATCTGCGTAGGCAACGGGAAAGACGGTTTTTTGAACTTATCTGGCGACTTAACCTGGCATTTTATGAAGGAAATCAATTTATGGATATAAATACCGCCACCTGGCAACTGGAGGAACAACCTCTCATGTTTGACTGGCAGGAAAGGGAAGTTTTTAACCATATTGCACCAAATATAGACACGCGTATCTCTAAATTGAAGAAAATGCGCGTCGTGCCGAAGGTCAATCCTGCCGGAATTAATGATGTTGCCGACTTGAATTCGGCTAAAGTAGCCACTCATATACTGAAAACCAATTATGAAAAACAAAAAATAAAGGATAAACAGGCTGAGGAAATCCTCTGGATGGAAATATGCGGTACAGTTTTCCGAAAGCATATTTGGAATAGAAGCAAGGGCAGGGTTATAGCCCAAACCGAAGAATTGCAAGGCGAAAATTTTGAGATGGAAACGACCCAAAGCCAGGAAGTACAGGAAGGAGACATGGAAATTGTTGTAATACCACCTCAAGAGATATTTCCCGATAGTTGTTATCATACAAGTCTTGATCAATGCAAGAGCATTATTCACGCCAAGGCTTTTAGTGTTGACGATATACGGGATATTTGGGGAGTAGAAGTTGCACCGGAAGTGGCAGAGACCCAAAAGATGGTGAAAGCCATGACCGGATTGAGCGGCTTAAGTTATGGCCAGGGCGGTTTTATGCTGCATACGGTCAAACTGGAAAACCATGCCATTGTCAAGGAATATTGGGAAAAATCAGGTAAGGAGTATACCCAGGGAAGATTTATTATTGTAGCCGGCGGAAAACTCATTCACGCAGGAGAATTGCCTTATTTTATAGATGATGATAACCAACCTGGATTGCCTTTTACTAAGCTGGATTGTATTGCCAGACCGGGTACGTTTTGGGGCAAGACAGTGCTTGAAAGATTGATTCCAATACAGAGACGATACAATTCATTGAAAAACCGGAAGATGGAATATTTGAACCGTGTCTCCATCGGCCAATGGATAGTAGCGCGGGATAGTGTTGATTTAGATTTGATGCAAAATGAAGGTGGTATGCCCGGAACAATCATCGAGTATGAACCTGGTTTGGGGCCTCCTTCGAAGATAAAAGATCCGCCCCTGCCTTCCACCTTTGAGAATGAGGAAATGAACCTTTTAAATGAATTTACCATCCTGTCAGGCGTGAGTGAGATTAGCCGGCAAAGTAATGTCCCTCCTGGCGTCACATCCGGTGTGGCCATGGCCAGAATGAAGGAAGAAGATGATAGCAGGATTTCCAATACGGCAGAAAACATGGAAAGGTTTGAAGTTGAAAGCGCAAAGAAACAATTGAGAATGTTTAAGCAATTTGTTGACCTGCCAAGAACTTTGCAGATTACGGGAAAGAACAATTTAGCCGAAGTGATTGACTGGACAGGCAACGACCTCACTTCTGAGAATGTCTATATTGACAGTATCAGTGCATTGACCGATAGTCCCGCTCAGAAACGGCAGATGGTATTTGACCTGATGAGCGCAGGATTACTTATAGACCCTGATACCGGCCAGATTAACCGTGAAATGAGAAGTAAGATTTTTGAAATGATAGAAATGGGCGACTGGGAAACGGCGGATGACGAGTATCAATTGCACAGTGCGAAGGCGGAAAGGGAGAATAGGATATTGAAAAATGGTCAACAGGCCAATTTATTGGAATATGATGACCACCTTGTGCACATCAACCGCCATAATAAATTCAGACTTACCGTGGATTATGAGGAGTTAAGGATACAAAACCCGCAGATTGAGGATGTTTTCAATGAACATGTAAACCAACATTTGATGTTTATGGCGCAAGGTCAAGCGCAGGCACAGGCGCAAAACCGGCAAGAACAGGCGACACAAGAGCCACAAATATAAGCGAGGTGGGGTTATAATGCCGTTCAAATCAAAAGCTCAGCAAAAGTTGTTTTTTGCCAAGGAAGCGCGTGGGGAATTACCCAAAGGTAAGGCAGAAGAATGGGCGAAAGAAACTCCTAACATTAAAAATCTTCCAGAAAAATTGGGGAAGAAAAAAACAAAAAGCAAGAAAAAGACCACAAGAAAAAAACGATAATCCGGTGAAGCCGGACCGTGAATTGGGAGGTAAATTAAATGGAAGAAAACCAAGTAAATCAACAGGTTGACAACTCCATCAATCAGTCAGTCGAACCAGAACCATTACAACAGTCTACTCAACAGACTGAACCTGGAGCACGCAATATAGATGTATTAACTGCTTTATTGGATGGGGCCGACCCTGACACTTTATTTAAAACTGATGAGACATCGCCCCCGGAAGAAACCGGACAAGGCGAGCCAGAAAAACTAGTGCAACCGCCATTTGACTTTGAAGTACCGGACAAGTTTAAAAACCCCGATAATTCAATCAATATAGAGGCGGCATTGAAGTCTTACCTGGAGGCTGAAAAAGTTATCGGTATACAGGGGAATACGATAGGTGAATTGCGTCAGATTTTAGACAATATTTACAAAAATAATTCCTTACAACAAGCACAACAAGAAAATCTATTGCCTCCAGAAGTAGAGGAAGTAGAATCACCCTCTCTATTTCCCTGGGAGGAAGGTTACCCGGAAGACCAGAAAGAAGCGTTGCTTGATAAATACTATAACGACCCACTAGGAATTCAAGCTGAAATTGCTAAGACAATGGAAGAAAGAATAAATGCAACTATTGAGCAAGCTCTTAAACCCTTTGCTCCTATAATTGAAAACTATCAGCGACAGCAATCGATGAATGAATATCAGCGACAGATGAATGAATATCAGCGACAGATGAATGAATTCATAGAAGCCGGACATTCCGATTTTCAGGAATATCAACCGGCCATGATGGAAATAGCGAATAAATTAGGAGAAAAGGTATTCAGTCTTCCCAATCCGATAGAAACTCTTTACTGGATTGCAAAGGGACAAGGGGCGGGACAAGTTCAAAAACCTCCAACCCTTGAAGAAATGCTGGCTAACCAGGAAACAAAAGAAAAAATTGTTGGCGACCAGGGCATAAAAAATGAGGTGCTGAAAAACTATGCCCAAGAAGTGGCGCAGAAGAAGACGCCGCCGGTAGTCATAGGAAGCCAAGCGGGTACGTCAACTCCTGCCACCCCTGGGGAGAGACCGAGGAGTGTGAGAGAAGCTTCTTCTATGTTTAGAAGGTTCTTGAATCAGGAAGCAAGATAAAAACTTGAAGGATGTGAATTAATATGGCTGATATTCCATTAAGCATTAGTACAATTACAAATGCGTTAAAATATTGGTATTTAGATGGATTGCGTTATCAACTCAATGAGAAGGCCAGTGCTTTTCTGGCGCAGATTAAAAGAACGACAGAACATGTTGAAGGCTATAAGATAAAAGCCGCCCTTTCTTACGGGGTTACCGGAGGCATAGGAAATAGAGCCGACGATGCTGCTCTGCCTACTACTAATCCCCGTAAATTCCTCCAGGCAGAATTTGATACCAAAAATGCTTTTGCCAGGATATTGCTTACCGATAAAACTATTTCGGCCAGCAAATCGGCAAGAGGTGCGTTTATTACTGCCCTGGAACATGAATTGCAAGCGGCGGAGAATGATTCCAAACGGGATTATTCCCGTCAGATTATGAGTGATGGAACGGGTTTACTGGCAACTATAACTGCTGTTTCTAGTGATGGTACTGTACGTACTTGTACTTTAGATAGCGCTAAATGGTTTTATGAAGGTATGCTCATAGATGTGTATACTAGCGGTGGAAGTAAAGACACATCTGAGGTGGAAGTAACCAGCGTGGATAGAGATGCAGGTACGATTGTTTTTACCGCTACACATGCTCCTGTAGCCACTGACCTTATCTACCTGGCCGGAAATAAAGACTTGGAGCTTACTGGCGTCAAGAAAGTTATGACTGCTGATAATACTATTTACGGCATTGATCGTACTAGTTATAAATGGTTTAATCCTACGGTTAAAGCGGTAAATGGTGAGATTAGTGAAGTGAAAATCCAGGAAGGTATTGATGATGTAGAGGATGAGACAGGTGCTGTTGTTGACTTTTTAATTGCCGAGAAAGGTGTTAAAAGGTCTTACATTAACCTGTTGAGTTCTACCAAACAGATAGTAAATAAAATTGATTTACAAGGCGGCCATAGGGCTATCTCATTTAATGGCCTACCGTTAATAGGAGATAGGTATTGCACTAATGGTGAACTTCTAGGTCTGGTTCTTGACACTTGGAAACTATGTGAGATGGATGACTGGGATTGGTTAAATCAAGGCGGAGAGATATTAATCAGGGTCTCCGGTTATGCCAAGTGGGAAGCTAGTTTGAAAAAATATGCCGACCTCTTGTGCAACCATCCAAGAGCTAACGTTCGTTTCACTGGAATTACAAGGCACTAAAAAAAGGGGATTTATTCCCCTTTTTCATTTTTATTTTGGAGGTGTTTTATTTTGACTGTTGCAATAAGTCAGCAAAAACTTTTCAAATTTGGAAATGGATTTTGTTGGATAGGTGACCTTGCGTTTGATGCAGCTTATCCGACTAACGGGGAATCCGTCAGTATACCGCTCAGAAATGTTTTTGATGTTGCTTTTTGCGGTGAAAACTTAGGTTATATCTTTAAATACGACCGTACAAATAAAAAGGTTAAGGTTTATACTCCACAATCTCCTTTTCTAGCCTGCGAGGAGGCTGTTGTTGTAGCTAGTAATGCCGGAACATTGGCACATGTCCCACTTTATATCGTGGCCGTTCAGGTTACGGCAGGAACAACTACCGGAGCATTTTCTGTGATACCGAATGGTGAGACACCTCTTACCAAGCAAGTGGCAGTAAACTTTACAACTGGCGCATTGACCTTTCTAGCTAGTGATGAGGTTACGGCAGTAAAAGTAACCTATATTCCAAAACACGGAAGCGGATACCTGAACAGTGTTACGGTAGATGAGACTGTTACTGCTTCTGCTAGTAAGGTTAATCTAGCGGCCAGGGCTGGGTTGATTCAGTATGTCTGGGATGATATTGATGGCATATTGTGTTCTTTTGAACAACCGGGAGCTGTTCCTTCAGCTACGCATTTCTGTACGGTAGATATTAACGATAGTGGTAATACCAGTATTGATTCTCACGCTGATGATGCCGGAAATACTCTAAAAGTTACTTATGTGCCTTATAGTGCGTTGCCGCCAGGATGTTTTATTGACGATACCGACATAACACTTTCCAGTGAGGCATGGAATTTCACCGGTGATCCTGGTGTTGTCGGTTATAACAATTTGATTGTTCCCGGATTTGGCGTCAATCTTATTGGTGAGACTGCAGCGACTGCCCGTTCCGCCGCCGTATGGGAGGGGCCAAGTGGTACAGCTGCCAATGGAGTTGCTACCTGGAATCCTGCTAAAAATTCTATTCTTACCGACCAGACCACGGCAATGACCATAGCTTCAATTCCATGGATGATATTGTCTCCTCTATTACTCACTCCTCCTTCTATACCGGAAGAAGTGGCTAATGGAGTTGATTTATCGGCGCTCACGGCAGTAAGAATAATTGCCTTTGGTTATTAAATTGGAAGAGCAGAGGAAAAATGAATCAGATAGAATACGAAAACCTTGTCTATGAAAGATTACAAAAAAGACGATATTTGCAACCTATTTTCTCAGGTGGTTGCTATGATATGAACAGACGAATTAGGGAGTATGATCCTGCCTTGTTCGTGGTATGGAATAGAAAGCGCGGGAAATATGAAATTCATTCATTAAACCACCTGGGTAATTCCTATGCCGTTGATGTTCCAGGTAATAGGTTGGACGCCAGGGCAGAGGAAGCTTTAAGGAAAGGTGATATAAGAATAAGAGGTAGTGTTATCTTCAGAGAAATAGATGAGCATAATGAGAATATTGAAAAAAGTGAACATCGCCAGAGAAGGAATGAATTACTGGGGATAGCCGAAGAATTACATCCTTACTTTAGGAAATTGGCGTGGGAGGGGGTATAAATATTGAATTCAGTTATTTTAACTAAAAGACCTTTAGCGGCCAGTGAAGCTTATACTCAGAATAGCCAGGATAGATTTAACGACGTCAAACCAGTCAATAGTGTTTCTGGATTGGTTTATACTGACCAGGCAGGAACGCTAAAACTGCAGGAAAGTCAAGACAATTCGGCCTGGACTGATACAAGAATAATAACCGTGGCGGCTGGAGTAGTCAATAAAATAGAATGGACACAATTAACAAAAAGATGGTACAGGTTTTTATATACCAATGGAGCGACTGCTCAGACAAGTTTTGTATTGCTTCAGGAAATATCGGAACACGATATTATAGACGTGGGCAAGATGTCCAAAGGTACAGTGGTTACCGTACATAATGCGATAACTGCAACCGTCACTAGTGCCGAGCAATCAGCCGAAGGCTTTAACTCCATTTTAGTTGAAGTGGATATAAGTGTCGCCGTCAAACTTTGGACATTCAAACTCCAGGGAAGTATGGTCAGTGGCGGCACATTTAGAGATTGGTATGAGCAGGCAAATACAGGAACGATGACCCTGATGAGTTATCAGACCAATGCTTCTAAAGGATGGGTCTGGAAGGGCATACCGAATTACTACAAGATTGTGGCGACTGAGGATGAGGATGGCGCAACTGTTTCGGTACGTTGTCAACCGTTTAATTCTTAGGGGGTTCTTTTTATGATTGCAACAGATGTTTTAAACCGTGCTTCTAAACATACAGAAGGAGAGACTATATCTTTTGCCGCTGCTTCCGAATGGATAAATGAAGCTTTAGAGACATTGGGCGCAACTTCTGAAGTATACAATACCGTTACTGTCGTAGCTTCGGAAAAAGATACCTTCTATTCTTTTGCCGGAGTGGGTCATAATGTGATAGATGTTATAGAAGTGAAAGACAGCGGCAAGAATAATTATTTTGACTTTGATGTACGGGAAAGCAAGATACGTTTTGCCGATAAGGATACTTATTCGGTTACTTACCGCAGGATGCCCGCAAAAATAACTGCAACGGGGGATACTTTAGAAGTACATGAATTATATAAACATGCCCTGGGTTTATTTGTGGCTAGCAGGTATAAATCAGAAGATAATGAAGACAATCCTGACGCCAGAAGGCTTATGCAGGAATTTTGGGCAGAAGCAACAAAAATAGCTTCTATCTTGAGGCGGCAGGCTAAAAGAATGACAAGAGTAAAAGTATGGTTATAAAAAACCTATACAATAGAATAATTAATATATTTTGAAAGGTAGGTGAAAATATATGCGGGATAAATGGGATGAAATAGCTGGTTTTTATTGCTTGACTTGTGCGTACTATGCTCCAAAAAATGAGACTATTGGTAGATGTAGACGTAATGCGCCAACAATGGCAGGATACCCCGTTGTCTATGCAATAGACGATTGGTGCGGTGAACACAAACTTGGTACTAATCCGAGTAAAGTTGCGTTAACTACAGATACTAAAAACAAAGAGTGCTAATCTAAACTGGAAGTGAATCGGAAGTGAATAAAACCCCAATCTCCGTCATAACTTTTGGTGGAATAAATAAACTGCATACCAGACAACCGGGAGAAATTTCTACAGGCAAGAATTTTTATACCAGCAATAACTCTCTTTATACCCGTGATGGATTGGCTGCACTTTCTGGAACTCCTTTTGTAAGTCCTGTCAGGAGTATTCATAGTGCGGGCAAGGTGCAGGTAACCACCAGGATGTTGGTGGAAGAGGGGGCTAATCTGTGGCACTCGATTGATTTACTAACTAGTTGGGAAAAAATAAAAAGTAATGTGGGAGGCAACGGATACAGTAGCACTACCTGGAGTATACCACAAGGAGATGCTTTTGCAATTCTGGTTAGCGGAAGCCAGGGGTTAGTGTATGATATAGCTGCTGGAACACTATCCAATCTTATAAATAATGATGGAGATGTGCCCAATTTTGAATTTGTTACTACCTGGCGAGGTTTTGTCTGGGGCTGGGCTCCAAATTGGCCTAACTCCAATTTGATACGTTTTTGCGGTTATGACACGGATGAGCGAATTTCCATTGATTATTGGCCTTTGGACTTTGCTATTAATCCTAGCAGAGACGCTTCAGAACCTATCCTGGCGGCTCACCCGATGGGAAGCCATATGGTTATACTTACTCCGAAAGGATACTACCGTATTTATGGATATAGCGAGGATAATTTCGAGGTCACTCCAGCAGGTGAGGCAGGATTGTATGGAACTCGTCTTTCCTGTGTGGTAGGAAGTACCCTTTTCTGGTTAGGAGCAGACAAAAGGGTATATATTTATTCAGGTACTTCCGCCTATTCGATTAGTCAACCTATTGATGAATTTTTACAAAACGAACCAGAACTTAGTTTTTCTAATATTTGGTCGTTTTCTTATAGAAATCAATTCTGGCTTGTATTGCCTAATGTTACGACAAATACGACCAAAATTTATATTTTTGATTTAAATGAAAAAGCCTGGTTTATTTATGGATATACTGACATTACTTTAAAATGTGGTTGTATTTTGGGAAATTACTTGGATGCAGGAAGTATTTATTTCGGTTTACATGATAATCGAATAGCCAAAGTTACTGGCGATGCTGATTTTGGTATTCCTGTACTGACGGAGTTTGTGCTAGGGCCTTTCTATATTGATAGTCGTAAATTCAAATTGAAAAGAATTTATTTTAATGCTGAACCAAGAAGAGATTTTACTTTAAATGTTTCTACCGTGCTTGACCAGGATGATGAAGTTGAACAAGGGGAAGTTGAGTTTGAAGTTGGTGGACAGGTGGCGAAGGATTTGAAAATATCTGGAGTTAAAGGACAGAACATTAGTTTGAAAGTAAGTACGACTGATAAGATTAATGAGTTGCAGGGAGCGACGTTGGTAATTGTGCCTAAAAACTTAAAATGATTGGTTGGGGATTAGATGCTTTCTATTGATTTGCCTGTTTTTAGTTATAAAGATATTGCCGAAGAAAAAAATAAATATGGGCTTTTAGATAAACTTACAGAAATGCGCAATTTGATTGAATGGTATTTAAGGCATTTGCCTCAATCATCAGAACCACAACCACCTAGTGGTGGAGTTTACGCAGAATATGGAACAGCGCCTTTTTCGGCAGGAGTGCAATTCACTTTTGTCAATAGTTATTCGGTTAAACCTGTTGTCCACGTGGGAGTTACAGCACAAGACCTAGGAGAAATCTCTTCACTTTCATATAAATTGGCGGCAACTCCATTACTAGAAGGCGGGGTTTACCACAAAGTTGATGTATATGCGATAGGGATTACTCAACCTAATTTTCCTACCGCAGAATTTAACGTGCTGGCTATCTGTAAAGGAAAGGTTGACTAATTCATGATTTATTATGTGCGAATGTCTGGTAATGACAGCTGGAATGGTCAAAGCCCTTCTACTGCTTTTAAAACAGTCCAGAAGGCCGTAGATACTATGTTTAGCGTAACAGGAAATCATACTTGTTACATAGGGCCTGGAAATTATCCTAATAGCGCGTTGTATAGCGTTAGCGACAATCATGCGGGAAAATATTTGGTATTCATTGGAGATCCTTCGGGAAAAATTACTGGAGATATTCCGGCAATGGTACNGATACCAGCTATATATTTTTCTTATCGTTTTACCAGCGGCGGCGGCGGCATTATATGTATTTCAGATTATATTACTTGCGAGGTACGTAACATTTTTTCTAACATAGCAATGTATGGTGATACATATTATAGTGTAAGTGTATTGCTTGTTGGAAATCCTGCTGACCCTCCTCCTGTAACTAAGGATACATTAGCTCTTCGTCTCTACTGCTATAATTGTGTAGGGAGATTTGCTCATGTATATTCTGAAGTTAGTTCTTCAAGAACTTTGTGTTACAACTGTGTGGGCACTCATAATATGACTTTTGCATATTATTCGCTTGACCTTGCGACTGAGTGTTACAGTTGTATTGGTATTTTCAATGGAAAGGCGAGCGATAAACGTATTGGTGTATATCACTGCTGTATACAAGATGGAAATCCTTCTTATATGCTTACTGATGAAGGCACAATTACAGCAAACCCACAATTTGTTGACGATATTAATTTTTATTTAAAAGAAGGTAGTCCGTGTATTGATACAGGAATGCTGGCTGGTGATAGGCCAACTGATATGATGGGAATTAAAGCACCTCAAAACCTCCCTGACATGGGAGTACACGAATATGTCTCCGATTTGTTTAACAGGTCTCTAGTAATAACTAAGCCTCGTTATATCGGATATGACATGTTGGATTACGTTGAGGGGGTTATTCCTACATTAGTTGCTGTTGAAGGAGAATATCCTCTTATACATATTTATATTCAGATAGCCAATTCAATATCATTTAATATTGGTGATTTATTATGCAGTTATAACAGTAAAGACGATACTACCAGATTTGAATATTACGATGGCTTTGGTTGGTTGCCTTATCCTGCTTCAGGTGCTGGACAAGACCTATATGGTAAGCCATTCCGTTGTCTGGTTAATTTGAGTAGTCCAAGAGGATGGTTATTATTTTTAAAAGCTTATGCCAGGTGGGATTGATTTGAGAGAATTTCCTACTTATGGAACTAAAAATACAATTACAGAACTTTCATTCACAGCTGTTCGGTTTCCTACTTGGAGGCATAATGGATTTACAGAATTTTCAATAGCAGATGATATTTCGAAATGGATATTATGTATCTTGGGACAATTGGAAGTTGATCATTTATTAGACGCAAAAACAGGTGTTGTAATCAATCCAGTTGAAATTATTCCATAAAAACTATTAAGGTAGGTGATTTAAGTGGCTGATGCTAAGTCAAACTGGCTTGAAAATAAAATCTTAGACCATGTGCTCAGGAATACGGTTTATACACCAGCGGCAACGGTTTATGCCGCGCTTTATATCAACAATGGTGTTGGCTCCACGGATGAGGATAAGGGTCAAGAGGTGAAAGGAGGAGGTTACGCCAGAACAGCAATTACTTTTGGTGCTGCTTCGGGTGGGCAAGTTTCCAACTCGGCTGATGTTACTTTCCCAACTGCTACGGCGGATTGGGGAACAATTGGTTATATTGGAATAAAAGACGCTTCTAATATTGATGTGGTGGTAGAAAATTGCGAAGATGCTTGGAATGAGAGTATTGACCCTGATGTTACTAGTGAACTTGATACAGTTGACTACAAAGTTGATGCCGGGGCGGTCAAATTAACTGTGGCCGCAGGCGCTAGTGCCGGGGATATTTTGGCCACGGAAGCAATATCGTCATTGAATATAACTAATGCTCATTCAATTGCTCTCTGGATAAAATGTTCAGTTAATACGGCTGCAGGAGATTTGAAGTTATTATTGGACGACACGGCTAATTGTGCCTCGCCATTAGAGACTTTGAATATACCCGCCTTAGTCGCTGATACTTGGACGAGGGTTATATTACCTCTATCAAGTCCAGGTAGCCTGACGGCATTAATTTCGGTAGGTCTAAAATATGCCGTAGATATTGGTGCTTGTGTAATACGATTGGACGATATAACTGCCGTGAAGGGCAATTTGCTATATTACGGAGCACTGACTACAGCTAAGACAATTTACAATGGTGATGTGGCGAAGTTTACCACTGGAAATTTACAAGTACAGGAACTGTAGGAAAAGGGTGAGTTAATTGGCCGACCTATTAACAAATAGAAAGAAGATATATCAAGGTCAACCAGGTGATACCGAAGGTACGCTTGCAACCGTACCATCGGGGAAGGCGTGGGTTGTTTTGGAAATCACGGTTGCTAATGTTACGAGTAGTGCAGCCACATTTAATTTATCCATCGTGCCTTCTGGGGGTTCTGCTGGGGATGCAAACCGAATTTATAAAAGCATATCAGTTGGTGCGAATAGCACTTTGATTTTACCACATTACATTGTGATGGAAGTTGGAGATTTTATCAGCGGCTTACAGGGTACATCTACGGCGTTGACTTTAACAATAAGCGGATGTGAGGTGTAGGCATGTCTAACGATTTGATTCGTGTTCCACCGATAATCCACCCGACTACTGGGACGGTAAGTACCGATATTAATTTTGCAGGGTTCAAGGCAGTTGCGCTTGCTTGTGATCAGGGCACTTCTTTCCCCGCAAGTCCAGTTACAGGCCAATGGTTTTATAAAACCGATATTAAAACTTTATTTCTCTACGAAGTTGCCTGGAAAGCCATAATTAGCTTTGGTGCCGTTAACTTATACGTCGATGCTACAAACGGTACTGATGCAGTAGGAAAAGGGTATTCCAGTGGAGCTGGTGCTACTAAGACAGTACAGTATGCAATAGACCTTATCCCACCTACAAACGGTGGTAACGTTGTTATTTATATTACTGCCGGGACTTATAATGAGAATTTGGTAATTCGAGGAAAAGTTTTCAGTGGGGACTATTCAATCACCTTACAAGGTACGGATGGAACATCGGTAACTAATGGGACTGCTACTGGTGCTGGAAGTGATACAGATACTTATTACCTTGACGATTCAGGTAAGGCTTGGACTACTGATGCATATGCCAGTTACTTGATTGCGATTACTGGTGGTACTGGCGCAGGCCAGAAGCGGTTAATTGAAAGTAATACGGCAACCAGGCTAAGAATTATTGGGAAGTGGGATACTGTTCCTGATGGGACAAGTACTTATAAGGTATACTTGCCAGGGACGGTTATTAATAAGTTTAATTGTGCTGCTGGACAGACGGGAGTTATCTTGAATACTCTTGAAATGTCCGCAAATTCATATAGCGAGATATATGTTGGTAAAAATGCTGCTCTTATTACGTATAATTGCAGAATAGCAAATGGAGGCGATGCGGCAATTGGGTGGATGGCTGGTCTGTTGATTATGTGTGCCTCTTTTATACAATCAATCACCGGGAGCGGTTGTGTCTATTTTAGTGAATCACCTGGTTCCGAGTTAATTCTGCGGTATTCCTGGGTTAAATATAGTGGTACCGGTTCAAGCTCGATGCTGGAACTAAAGAATGGCGCAACGATGATATTGTTTGAGGGTACGGTGATTTCTAATTCAGTTAGTAATGCTATAAACGTAAGTCAAAACTCTAATGTTGCAGTAGGATGGGAAGGCGGTATTGGCGGACGGGCCAGAATCTACAATAATTCCGGGTGGGGTGTTCGTTGTGATGCTGGAGGACAGGCAAAGTATTGCGGCAACCCCTACTACGCAAACAACGGCAGCGGTAATTATTCGGGCGATGCTACTAGCTATGGGTATGCGCAGGCTTAGGGAGGTATTAGAAATGTACGTTTATTACAAAAACACAGAATATACACCAGGCAAGCAACGTATTGTTGACGTTGTCTATGATAGGGATTATTTTGCTCATCAGGACAATACAAACGATTGCAGCATATTGGTTATTGACGAGATAGCACCAGATAATAAGATAATTTGTATTGACCTAGTTAATACAATTAGTAAAATGGACGCTAAAGGTGATAATAAATATTATGTTTCAGGTGGAGTACTATACGAAAAAGACGGATGGGTTGAAAAACCACAGGAGGCATATGAATGGCAGATAAAGCAATTAAACCTGTAGAATACGATATAAAAAAGTTGATAAAAGACAAAACTGAGAATGATTTGACAAACAATGACATTCGCCAGTTGGTTATTGAACTATCCAGAATACACAAATTGATTAAGTAGAGATACGATTAGATGAATAGAATAGTTGAACTAGAATTAAAATATGGTTCTAAAGGGACGGCGGTTTACCTATCTACTGCATTGGCTACAGATAGTATACTAGAAGCATCATCAATAGTAGAAAGGTTTTTGACATCAGCGTTACAGGGAGATAGTACAACAACACAGACATCAACAATAGAAAGGTTTTTACAGAGTTTATTTCAAAGTGATAGTCAACTTCAAGTTGATACTACAGTAATACGTATAATTTCTACATTGTTACAAGGAAGTAGCCAATTTGATGCGAATATTATTCTTGTAGCAGTTTTAAATACATTACTCCAAGGAGATAGTGTAATAATAGCAGAACTATATTCACCTATCGTATTATTAGAAGCATTACTTCAAGGAGATAGCCAAACTATAACTAATACTTCAATAATATATAAACTCTTTGCATTACTCCAAAGCAATAGTCAATTAACTAGTAATATTCGTTTGGCGATGGTTTTGAAGACATTACTCCAAAGCGATGGAATGTTGACAGCACAGGCAACCAGGGAACGATTATTAAATACGTTGCTAAATGGTGATAGCAGTTTATCGTCCTATATACATATAGTAGTTGCTATTCGTGTTTTAAATTATCTGTTATCAGTAGCCGACGTGTTGGATTATACATTGAACATAAAAGACCAGGCCGACTTCAAGTTATCAGTAGCCGACGTGTTGGATTATGTTTTAAAGATGGGTGGTGGCAACAATTGAGCATCCATGATGTAAAACAAGGCGATATGACTAAGTTGCAATTTACAGTTATTAAAAAGTCAGACAAGACGCCTTTAGACCTGACCGATGTTGTTTGTAAATTGGTTATCGCGGGAGGAAATATATACACAAAAACAACAAAAGATTGTGTTGTTAACGATGCTATAAATGGAAAGTGCTATTATGAATTGCTTGCTGCTGACACTAATACATTAGTAGGGTCTTACAAGTTGGAGATTAAAATAGATGGTGTTAAAGATTACACCACATTAGAAGATGTTTATTTGAACGTGAGGGAGGTGTTATAATATGGCAATTGTTAATTATCAAGATATATTAAAAAATTATTATGGTGGAAGTCCAGGAAAATATGCGTCGGCAATTCTAGAGAAAAGACTATCTAATCAACCGTTATCTAATCCTACTGCTGCGGCTGCTTTTGAAAAACTCTATTCACAATTCTTTCCGCCTGAAGGATATAAACCGATAAAAAGCTATTTTCCTGGGCAACAAGTATCCTATGATCCTACTAAGAAAATGATTGGACTTCCTGGTGGATTGAATATTCCACAATCACAACTTAAAACTTATGCCGGTAGGACATATGCTCCAGCGTCACAATTAGCACAAACTTATGGTACTTATGCCGCAGCATATAAACCCCCAAAGCCGACGGCAAAGGATATTCAGAGGAAAACCGAACAGCAATTAGCTATTTACAATCCTATTTTGGAAGCACTCAAATCACGTCTAGGGCTTGAACAACAGAAGTTAACAGAAACTGCTGGAGCACAAAGAAGATTAGCCGAGGCCGCTTATAAAAATGCACTTGCCGGTTTAGGTGAACAGGAAAGCCAGGAGTTGCGGTCTACTGCTCATACTGTGGCTGGCAGAGGACTTGGTTCGTCTCCTCTAGCCGAATATCAGCGACGCAAAGTACAAGAGGTATTTGGAAAGGAAAGAGGTAAACTAGAAACAGAGTCCGCCGCTCAACTTTCTAATATAGCAACACAAGCTATGTTATCGGCGAATGAATTAGCCCAAAAGGGCAAAGAAACAGAAGCTGATTGGGCTTCTAAAATTGGAGAGTATGCCTATAAAGCTCTACAACAAGAAGAATCAGAACAACAAAAAGTATTACAGGATTTAGCCAAATATTTTTCTGATATTGCCAGTAGCGAAACTAAAAATATTAGTGAAGCAGAAAAGCTTGCCTGGGAAAAAGAAAAGGCTTATATTCCGTATGCGAAAGGAATGACACCAAAAGAAGCGGCAGAACTTGCTTGGAAAAAAGAAAATGCTTATATTCCATATACTGCGGGACCAAAACCAGCAGAATTATTACGCTATGAATATCCAACAGTAGATACTCTTGCTCGAATTCAAGCACAACGTTCAACTCCAACTGAACGACGTACGTCTTTGACGGGTGCTTTTTATCAATTAGGCACAGGATATAAGTCACCCAATGATTTCAAGGCTGATTTACAAAGATATGGTGGAGAAGTATCACAATTGATAGGTGCTGCTAACTATCGGCAATTACTTGTTTATCTTGATAAAGAACAAACACAATGGAAGAAGGAACAAGCAGCAACAGATATTAAAATGAAAGGATTTCTTAGTGGAAAAAAAGAGGAGGAAAAGATAAAACCAGTAAAAATAAAAGCGTGGGGGTCAAATTTTGTACCAGGACAAAAGTCACCTTTAAGAAAATGGCTTCAAGATAACGATTATTTATAAAAAGGGAAGCGATTATTTTGGCAACATGGGAACCTTTTGATATAAAAGAATATAAGAAAATGATTGGAGAAGAAACGGAATTACCTTCTCAACCAAAAACAACTCCAAAATTTCTTGGTTATAAAGTTAAACCTAAACAATCAAACATTCCTCAATTTATACCACAAAAAAATATTCCACAGAATTTCGGTATAAATGAAGAATTTTGGAAAAGTTTGAGGCCAGAGGAAACTCCTAAACCGACATTAAAACCAACCATTCCGACACCGAAATTAATTGCCCCAAGACCAGTAAAAGAGGAAAAAGAACCTGGCATTTATACAAAACTTGACCAGGCTTTACAAGGAATATTGCCTTTTGGTGCGCCTAAAACTAAAGGTGTGGAAGATTTAGTTGATAAATTATCTTTATTGCCTCCTAAAGGATATACTCCACCAATCCCTCAACCTGTGTCCCAAAAATTTAAAGGCACAACTTTTGGAGTAGAAAAACCAACTGAAAAAATTATAGAGACACCATTTGGAAAACTAGCAGAAAAATGGCGGAAAACAGGAAAGGAAATAGAGGCAAAAACTAAAGAACAAAAATTATTAGAACAGAAGAACTATGAAGATATAGCCAGACTGGAGACATTAGCCGGTAGACCTATAACGCCCGAACAGGTAAAAAGGAGAACTGAGGCAGAAATAAACAAGGAAGCAATAATGGCGGCTTTGGGTTTTGTAGCTCCAGCTCCAGCAGTAGGAGTATTGGGCAAAACAGCAACAACCGCTGTTCCAAAAATAATGAGCAGATTAACCAGGCCGGCAATCGAAACTTTTAAGGCATTACCCAAACCAGTGCAAACCGCAGCTAAATTTGCCGGTAAAGCCGGAACTCTTTTAACGGGTGGAGAGATAACCAGAGGAGCATTGTTCCCCGAAGCTAAAGAACAGACATTACCTGCTCAGGCAGGAGCTTCTTTAAGGGCGGGCATTGGTGATACCCTTCGTTTAACTGGTTCAATGGCTAAGATGTTAAAACAAGAAAGCATAAGTAATAAATTACAAAAAGCCGGTGGAGCAGTAACTAAAGGCTATGAAAAAAAGCCGGTGGAATTTACCTGGAAATCTGTATTTGACCCTGATTGGTGGACAATAAATGTCGCCAGAACAGCGCCCTTGACCTTATCTCTTATGGGTGCTTCATTAGGTGTTTTTAAAGGCACTTCTAGTGCTCTAGGCCGCGCAGGACTACCTACTTTTTGGCGATATATCTTGAGTACTCTTGTTGGTGCTGCTTCCTCACGTGCAATAGAAAGCAGTTATGAAGCCGCTGGTACTTATGAAGATTATCTGACCAGAAAACCAGGAGATATTAAAGGGGCAGAGGAAGCAGCTAAAAAAGTTTTTTGGAATAATGCAAAATTGGTTGGCCTGGATGCGACTGAATTAGCCACTGCAATGCTCCCCTCTAACCTGAAACCAGTTGCCCGAATTAGTAAAATTATTGCCGGAAAAGGTGGACGGTATTTAGTAGCCCTGGCAAAAATGGGAGGCGTTGGTTTACAAGAAGGTTTTGAGGAAGGTGTTCAAGAAGTAATCCAGCGTAAGGCTTTAGGGGATAAAGTAAACTTTGATGATAAAATGCAAGAATCTGTAGTTATTGGTAGTCTTTTCGGAATATTGTTTGGTGGTGTTGGCGCATTTACTGAGCGGGTTAAAGATGACACGATCAATAAATTACCTCCTGAATTACAAAATGAAATAAAGGCAGAAATAGAAATATTGGTTCAGGAGATGCCTGAAGGTATAGCTAAAGATACGGCTATCAGTAATGCAATGGAAAAGAGCGATGAGAATAGAAAACTTATTGAAACGGCGGCAAATAAGACTTTAGATGAATTAGATGAAAAAGTAAAAAGTATTGGAGAACCGCAAAAACCAATTCAACCAATTATTGAAAAACCGGAAGAAGTTATACCCGAAGCAACCGTTAAATGGGACAAAATGAACGGTGCCGAGCGATATAATGCCGCTCAAAAAATTAAGCAACCTGGAATGAATATAGAAAGGATAGCTAGGTCAAAATGGAGCGATTTGACCTCTTTCCAGAAAGAACAACTTTTAATGGTCGAAAATGAATGGTTGCCGGAGAAAAAAATAGGTGTTTCTAAAGAAGAATTCCGTCAGAAAATGTTGGCGAAACAAGAGGAGAAAGAGTTAGCCAAAATAGAACCGAAAGAAATAAAAAGAATACCAGAAGAAGTTTCCCTGGAAAAACTTCGTGAAAGAGAATTAGAAGGAATTGAACCTGAAAAAACAACCTCCTTCGTTGATGAAACCGAAAAAAGGATAGCGAAAGAAGAAACTAAAGCAACAGCAACTTTAAAGACATATAAAATTGGGGAAGAAAAACCACCTGAGCCTATTGTAACAAAACCTATAGAAGAAACCATAGAAGAAGGTAAGGCCAAGAGCAAAGAAATAGCAAAGGCGATTAGAAAAGTACAACCAGAAAGAATTAAAGTTGGTAAAGGTACTTTTAAGAAAAATATAATTGACGGAGATTTAATATATTCCGAAAGAAGTATCCATTATGCGCCTGAAACTTTAGCCAGTGCATTAACAGAAGACGAGGGAAACGAACTTTTGCGAAAAGCAAAGGAAATAGTAGAAGAAAAGGTTACTAAAGAAAAAGAAAGAATATCTGAAAAAAAAGAAATTAAAAAAGAAGCACCTC